TGTGAACCCATCCCACTGCCGAACATCCCTCGGGTGTCTGGTCACGTCGATGCTCGGACCCTTTCGCCGCCGACCGGGTATGCGCCAAGTGCCATGAGGCTTCACCGACAGCACGCGAGCAGATTGAAAACCAGAGTCCACCAGCGCGCCATTTATGGCATCACGAATAACGCCCAGCGCCATTGATTTTTCATCCTCCTGACGGCTGCGAATTTGCCTATCGAGATCGAGCCTTTCACGGGCCAGTTTTGAGCGCTCCTGAGCGTCTAAAAAATCATCCTCGTCAAGTGGGTCAAAAACCACAGCGCGCCCTCCATTCAAATCATTCCAGTCATGCTTGCCATTTTGGCATAGCACATGCCAGCAGAAACACCAAAAACAACAATCACCAACAATATCAATGACTTGCGAAAGTGTGAGAGTCTCTAGTGAGGATTATCCCATTGATACTAAAGGGAAAAAAGCGAGTCTCACGACTCTCACCGATTTTTCGAGGTCAGCGCGGACGTGGACAGTTCCCCTCGTGTACGTGAATATATTCAAATATATAGATATATATATAAAAATTATGTTCACGTAATAGGAGTCTTTAACGGACATTCGCGCCTGACCCCGGAAATCCGGTGAGAGTCGTGAGGGTTGCCTTTTTCCCTTTAGTTTCAACGAGATAACTCTCACTTCAACTCTCACAGACTCTCACACCCTCACCGACCCTCACCTTGGATCAGCTCGAAACTCACCCGTTTTTCGGTATGCCGTGGTATACCGTTGTATACTTGACTTTTTTAGTCAGGTTAATGCTTAACAAAGCAATCATCTCTATGAGTCCAGATTGATTCCCATTTCGGTGTTCGTTCTGGACTCATCGTCACCTTCGGGGATCGCAAAAACCTTGAAGCTGTCAGATCGTGTGGTCGGAACCACGGCAACTTGACCGTTGATCTGGAGGTCATTCACGGCGTCTCTGACCTTATTTGCGCCGAGTTTGGTCTTCCGATTCAGCTCGTTTGTGGTGATGTATTTGCCCTTCCCTCTGGCCCTCACAAGCTGCAAAATTTTGTCCCAGATTTCGTCGTTCTCAGCCACCTCCCTGATCTCGTATGAGGAGGCCTCCATGGCAGCATTTGCGGCCCGCTTTGTGGAGTGCATGGCGAGCTTGATTCCGAACAGCATATCCTGCTCATCAATGACTGGATTCTCCACTCCCTTGCCCAGCGCGTGAATCACTGAGATACGCTGGGCCATCTCGGATGCGCGCGTCCACAGGGGGCGGTCCGGGCGACCTACGGAGTGCGCCTTGATGGACTCCTCCTCGATCACTGCCTCCATCTTTCTGAGCCACTCTGAGGCAACCTCTGTGCGATGAACGCCGATGACCGTCGGGGCCATATCGGGTCCAGTCATGCCTCCAAAGTTCATATCCCCACTCTCGAATCTGGACCGCAGCATGTCTACACATCGCTGAACGATGGTGCGGCGAAGGCTGCCAAGATACTCCACCTCCTTGCGGTTAAAATACCTGCTATCCTCAAGGAACAGAATACGGCCAGTAAAACCGTCTTCAAATGCGCTGGGCGGGAATGATTCCAGTCCCTGTTTGGGCGTGCCCGCCATAAGGAGGGTCAGGCAGGGATTCTGGATCACCGGAGATTCGCGGTTTGGGTCCGCATACATTGTCGGCCTGTATGATCCGCCGGCGGCGGTGGTCAGCTCCTTCATCATCGCAGCCTGAGCTGAGGCGGCGGAGTCCGCCTTAATGCCCAGCATGCGCTTCATCTCGGCACCAACCTCATCCCAGAACATCATGCCATTGGGGTTTTTCAGGAGGAAATTCACCATACCACCTTGGCTGTGCGCCTTACCTGCACCAAAGGCCGTCAGGAGGCTGTTTGTCAGCTTTGCTACTCTCGCTGTCGCCTCCTTGATGACTTCATCGGGATCATCCTCTGGTGAGGCCTCTGCGACGAAGGATTCGATCATGCCTTCCCGTACCGACCCACTGAGGGCTATCTCCAGCGCCTCGGCGTAAATCGACCGAACCTCCGAGAACGACCCCGTTTTGCCGACACCGGAATCCACGGACATCATTATGTAGACATTGGGGTGCGTGAACTTACCCTCGGATCGAACACCTGCCCAGCGCCTTCCGCTCAGGAATGACACGAGCGACACGGCGGACGCGAATGCAGTGATCATGCAATCACGATCCTGCCCTGCATAGACCAGCCGTGTGATATCCCCGACGAGTCCCGTTGCTCCAGTGATGATGTCCTCAAGCGGCTGGAGCTGCCCGCCGCCCACAACATACGGGTTCACCTCGGCCTTGACGCCTTCCTCGATCTGCTTCTTGTCGTACTCATCAAGTTGGCGCTGGGCTTCTAATTCGATCTCCTTGGCCTCATTGATCGCCATGTCCCGAACGGCAGCCTCATAGCGGTTCTGCTCTTTCTCCCGCTTGATCTCGCCCTCCTTCTCCATGTTGTCGATCATGCCCTTAACAGCCGCGTTTGCCTCGGCGTCTGCTAGATCATCCAGCCAGAGAGCTGCATCCAGAGGCGGTACATCGTGCATCAGGACCACAAGGTCGATTGCTGTCATACCGCCATTGGCGTTGCCGTCTTTCGTCGTGAAGTCGGTGATTCCCTCGGGGTGGATGCTGATATTGTATCCATCCCCGCCACGCCAAGTGGCCATGATGCGCCATGTTCCGTTCTGACCGGAGTGCTTGGGGTCGATATCCACACGCTCCAACAGGGGAACCCACGTCTCAGGGCGCCTGAGTGCTGCGTCATTTGCCATACGGCAGATCATGGCAATCGTGGAGTGGTCCTGCACGTTATGCCCGAAGCTGCCTGCTTTATGGGTGTCACGGTTTGCGACAAAGCCGAGTGGCAGGAGGGCAGCGCGGACCTGATCGGGGAAATCTGAGGGCAGCAATGGCAGGTGCTGCGCTGGGCACATTGACAGGGGATCACCCTCCCACTCGTACTCCCTGTGTGTTCCGGGGTGGATCGTGGGCGGGATTACGGTCTGGTTGCCGTGTGACAGGATCTCCAGAACGGCCATGAGGTCGCCCTCGTGCTGATTCCCGTCCTCATCGTAGTAGGGCTTGGTCAGGACCTCCTCACCCTCGAAGCGCAACTTGAACTTCTGGGCTTTCATGGGTTGCTCGGTGCGATAGAACGCCGTGAATCCCTTCTGACCGATCTTTCGATAGTCACTGTCTGGCAGGAGGTCGATCAGGATGTCGTATACAGGGCCGTCGGTAAGGTCGATGTCGATTGCCACTACATTGTTGTAGCCCAGTGCGATCCCGATCCCGCATGCAGCCCCCTGCTGACCCCACGTCATAATCTCATTGGGGTTGGGTGGAGTGTCGCAGTATTTCTGCCACTTCCCGAAGGCCTGCGGTTCCGCGTTTATGGAGTAACCCGGCCTTTTCGTGTGCGGGTAGATCGGCACAACGGAGTATCCCGCGTCTGTATACTTGATGCCGTGATCTTTGATTGCGTTCTGCATGATCGCCCCTCGTGCTGATTCCAGTTGCCTATATGGCATATATGGCGATAAGGGCTTCGAGTAGTCAAGTAGACTCTCACTCAAAAAAGGTGAGGGTTGGTGAGGGTTTAAGAAAATCGTTTTAATTCAGACGCATATCAAGGTGAGGGTTGAGTGAGGGTTGGTGAGGGTTCAAAATTCACGATAAACCGACACAACCAATCCAACAGCGATACTCTCGCTTCCCAGAATGATTTCCTCGCCGTCGATGGTCACGATCGAGCCTCTTGAATCATTGTAGGCCTTTGTAATGCACTGCCGTTCCATACGGCCCTCCTTGGTTCGCACCATGATCAGATCACCATCAAGAGGCGCGCGGCGCGCGGCACTGAGCTGCACTGTGATGGCGTGTGCGTCCTTTGGAATACCGTACTCGGCAGCGTGATCGTCAGCCATAAGGTATGCCGTGCCGGTCAGCTTTCGGTACTCTGATGGCAGCAGTACAGGAATCCGACCGTCCGCTGCGCTATGCGTCGGCACGCTCCACGTTTTGTCAGAGCATGTGCCCGCAACCTGCACAAGTGAGGTGTCGTCAACGCGACCCACGCCACCGGAGATAAGGCTGCCTGGTTCGACGCCCAGCGCCTTGCCGATTGAATCCATATACATCTGACTGAGGCGGCGTGCCCCCGACTCGAGTCGACTCACTGTGGACGCTGTTGCGCCGATGCGGCGGGCCAGTTCACCTTGCGACATACCCCGAAGTTCTCGGGTCTCGCGGATTTTGTTCGTTGTTGTCACTTTTTACTCCAATACCACTAAGTGCCAGATTACCTTACCATTATCGCAACTCGAATCGCGGCGGTCAATGACCAGAAAACGCTGTTCAAGCATTTTTTGATGCCAAAATGGCAATTTTGTTCTTGGACTGGAAACGATCATGTGCCAATTTGGCAATTGTTCACGAATGAGGAATTGCCCAAATGGCACTATCTATCGCAAGCGTCAAAAAGGTACGGTCAATCGACCCACCGCGAATCTTGATTTACGCTCCCCCAAAGATGGGGAAGTCCACGCTCGCAAACGAGTTCCCGAATGCCATCAACCTTCAACTGGAGGATGGCACACCCGGCGACATGGAGATCGACACGTTCGGCCTCTTGCAGGACTTCGGGCAGTTCCACGAGGCGTTCAGGGTTCTGGGCGCAGAGGATCACGACTTTAAGACGTTGATCGTGGATACCGTAGACTCCCTTGAGCCTATGCTTCATGCGCAGGTTTGCTATGAGAATGGATGGGGCAGTATTGACGAGCCGGAGTTCGGCAAGGGCTACACGGCTGCTGCTGACAAGTGGCGCACCGTCCTGCGTTGGTTCGACGGGCTGCGCAAGGCCAAGGGGATGAACATCGTCCTTCTGGGGCACGCTGACGTGAAGACCTTCAGTCCTCCGGGTTCTGAGAGCTATTCGCGGTACTCACTGCGCCTTCACCACAAATCTGCGTCCCTTGTCTATGACGACATGGACCTGATCGCCTTCATCAATCAGCGGGCAATCGTGAAAAAGAGCGATGAGGGGTTCGGCAAGACCAAGACGCACGCAGAAGGCGGCGGGTCGCGCTGGATTTACACTGAGGGCCGAGCGGCGTTCGAGGCGGGCAGCCGCTACAACACACCGGCAGAACAGACGTTCGATAAAGGGCGCACAGTGGATCGGTGGGCAGAGGCAGGGGTTCCCATTGCGGGGTACGTGAAGCCCGAGAAGGCGAAAAGCCCAACCCCATAAGAGCAACGCCCAGCGCCGCGTCACGAAACAATGTTGCGCTGGGCGAATGTAAACTTGCCATAATGGCATAATCAGAGCGCATTGTCGCAATAACACGAAGGAATACGACCTATGGATATGGGCCTTGGAAACGTCAACTGGGATGACTACGACCACACTACGGTGGGCGAGTATAAGCCCGTTCCCGAGAACATTTACTGCCTGACCGTCACGAAGGCAGAACCCGGCAAGACCTCGAAAAACGAGACGAAGGTCGATGTTGAGTTCACGGTCACAGGCGGTGACTTCGACGGCGCGGTGATCCGCGAGAACTACAACACCGGCAACTCCAATGAAAAAGCGCGCGAGATCGCCATCAAAGAAGTGAAGGCCTTGTTCTTCGCGATGGGCCGCACACCAGAGAACGACGCCACGAAGCTGATGCACGGTGTCATTTACTCGAAGGTCAACGTGACAGCGCCGCGGGCGAAACCCGGTGGTGGTGTCTATGCGCCACGCAACGAGATCAAATCCTACATGAACGCCGACGACGCAAAGACTGCCATGCAGGCCTTCCGCAAGCTGGTCGAGAGCGGTGCGCTCGTACCGGCCACAGCCGAAAGCATGGCTGCGATGGCTCCGGCGAGCGGCGGTCAGCAAGGCGGCGGCGGTGGTCAGCAGCAGAACAGCGGCGGCGGTCAGCAAGGCGGCGGCGGTGGGGGCGGTGGCGACGACCAGATGCCTTGGGATTAAAAACCAGACAGCGGGCAAAGCATGTGATGCCCAGCCGGTGTTCCCCGAAGTGGGGTTTGAACGAAAACGGCAATTCCGACCATGTGGGTGATCAGCGGCCATGAGCGCGACGACCTGAGCAAGCGAGAACCAAGCGCGTCGAAAAACTGCTCTCGAAATTCAGAAAATGAGGCAAGACATGAAGCACATCATCATCGACACAGAAACTCTCGGCACGAAGGCAGGAGCGCCAATTCTCGCCATCGGCGCCGTGGCCGTCTGCGACAAGAGTCTGGAGGTCTTGAGCACTTTCGATATCACATTCGATATGAGCCAGTACGACTACGACTCGGACTACACGATCAGCGCATCTACCGTCGAGTGGTGGCTGGCGCAGTCCGATGAGGCACGTACAGCTGTGTTGAGCGGTACGGAGCGACCAGGAGAGGCTCTGGACCTCTTCCATGACTGGTTCGACGCCGTGGTTGATGATGGCAACCAGCGGGTATGGACTCTCGGCCATATGGATATCGAGGTCTTGGAGTTCGCGCTCGAAACCGAGGGGAACTATATCCCTTGGGAGCACCGTGACGTGCGTTGCCTGCGGACGCGCTTCGAGGACATGGAGATCGACTGGAAACAGCACCTTACAGGTGATGACAATACAAAAGGCGTAAGCCATGCTCATACCGCTCTGGGAGACGCGATGGGTGAGGCCATGGGGTTCATTGACTCCGAGCATCGCCGCCGGATGGCGCTGGCCTGATGGGTAAGCGTAGCGGTTTCGAGCGCAAGGAGCGTGACTGGTATCCTACTCCATTGGAGGGCATGTATGCCCTCCTCCCACACCTACCTGCGGCGCCATTCAGGTTCTTTGAGCCGTGCGCTGGTGACGGAGTGATGATCGACCATATGGCGGCGATCCGGCCTGATTGCCTGTGCATCGGCGGCAGTGACCTGAAACCGATGGCAAAGGGGATCGAGGAGGCCGACCTCCTGACTGAGCTGCCCATCGGGGTTCTGATGGCCGACTTGAACATCACCAACCTGCCGTGGGACCGCAAGGTGATGCACCCGCTGATCCGTGCCCTGACCAGCGTCGATACACCGCTGTGGACCCTGATTGACTCCAACTGGGCCAATACCGAGCAAGCGGGTCCGTTTATGACCGACCTGTGCGCAAAGATAGTCCAGGTTGGCAGGCTCAAGTGGGAGCCGGGATCTGAACACACAGGCAAAGACGATTGCGCCTGGTATCTGTTCGACAAGAACCATGTGGGGAGTCCGACGTTCCACGGACGCCTCTCGCGCGCCGAGAAGAAGGCTTACGGCGACAAATTTCAACCAAAACAACCAAAACAAGAGAAGGAAACAGCATGAACCTGAGCATGGCGAATCTGACAGAAGAGCGCGCGGAAAAAATTGATGAGGCGGTCCCTGAGTTCACTCAGAAAGTATCCGAACTTGCGCAAGAAAGCGAGATGACGGTCGAAGACTTTCTGATCACCCTGCACGTTATGACGGCGGGGATCATGTCAGCAGGCCTCGGCGGCGACCGGCTTGCAAAGATCGCGACAAACAGCTCGCTGATGTTCGAGGCGTGGAGCGTCATTGGCGACCCTGAGCCGCCTGTTGGCGCCGATGATGACGATGACGACCCAGACACTGCCGTCGCGATGCCGCAGGTTGATAACCCGGTAGAGTACTTGGCTGCGGCCTGATCTATGCCACTTGTAGGTGATAGATTCTACACGGTGCGCCCGTCCAAACGCTCCCAACACTGGGATGTAGTTTGGACGCGGCACAGCCGTGATAAGCCAGTGATCTCCCGCTGGCTGAAGGTAGGCGGTCGGGAGGTTGAAGAGGCTACATTCGCAAAGCGCGAGTGGGCAGATGAATACATCGAAATTCTATCCTCCGGCAACGAGGAGCGTTTTTCATGCAGGGACGTATAAAATGGACAGAAAGCACGACAAATACTGTGAGTGCTCCGAATGCAGATATGGCGAAGTCCTCACCAGTGTCGGGAATCACGTCAGCGCCCTCAACCTCGTCGGGCATACCGATCCTGAGGTAGTGAATGCGCTTGTTGCAATATCGGTCTGCGCGACACTTCGTCATGCTGGGTACGAGAACAAGGAGGCTGTCAGGGATAATATCCATGATCTCGTGGATTTTCACTGCGATCGCTTTTTCAGGGAACTCTCAGGCAGGCCTGATTAGTCATTGCCGAATCGTTGCCATATTGGCATAAATTAGACGAAAGAATCGGCATTTGGAGGCGTTATGGAAACGGTCAGATCGGCAACAGATCAGGAAATTTTTGAGGCGAAAACAGACAATGTGAGTTGGCGCACCGTGGGCAAGAAGTTTGGCTTATCCGAGGGGAAGGCTGTTTATCGCGCAACTCGATACTGCATGGCTGCCGGAATAACTGTGGGCCATGGGAGGGTGCATGACCTCAAGCGCATGGCGGAAGGTCGAGAGAACCTGCGGATGCAGCGCGCGCAACCCAAAAAAGATGCCATATTGGCAAACCCACCACCGGGGCGCAGCGCACTAGATAAGAAGCGGACCGAGGAGGCGCAGGCCAAGCCTTCGGACCCATTTGCTCTCGTGGTGCGGACCCGAGCTGTCAGTCAAGCTGAAGCGGCGTACCTCTGATGCGCGTGTATTACAACGAGAACAACAAGGGCGCCGCCGATTGGCTTGAGAGCCTGATGCTGAGAGGTCTGATCCCCAACGGGTTCATTGACCGGCGCAGCATTGTAGATGTTCAGCCCGAGGACTTGGAGCCTTTCGAGCAGTGCCATTTCTTCGCGGGGATCGGCGGTTGGGCGCTCGCGTTCCAGATGGCAGGCATTCCCACGCACTTGCCTGTGTGGTCGGGTAGCTGCCCATGTCAGGGCTTCTCCGTTGCAGGAAAGCAGAAAGGATTTGACGATGAAAGACACCTCTTCCCGGCATGGCAGCGACTCATCGAAGCGAGACGACCAGTCATCATCTTTGGAGAGCAAGTCGCAAGCGCGGCTGTTCTCGGAAAGTCTTCAGAGAAACCTGTCCCACCGCCTGACCCGGAGACTGACCCCGCGTGGCTCGACTTTGTATTCGATCAGCTTGAAGCAGCAACATACGCCTGCGGGGCGGGTGATATTCCGGCGGAAAGCGTCGGCGCACCGCACATCAGGCAAAGGTGTGTATTCGGGGCTGTCAATCTCGATGCGCTTGGTTCAGGACTTGTCAGTCAGATCGCAGACACCCTGCCCAGCGCCGATGATCGGATTGGGCACGCCGACGAAGGGGCAAGTCGGTGGCACAGCGAAGGACTTTGTGAAACGGAAGAAGGCGCTGAAGGACAAGGGTGTCAAACTGGGGGCTTCACTGACAGCCTTGGACCTTCAGGTGCAACTGATGGGCTGGTCAACGCCATCGAGTCGGGACTGGAAGGACACTCCGGGGATGAAGTTGACGGCGAAGAATCCAGACGGGTCAGTGCGCCTGCGGCTGGATCAACTGCCGAGGCAGACGGTGGTTTGCGGTTGGCCGACGGTCAACGCGAACTCCCACAAGGGGGCTTACACGGATCATGCCAAGATAGCAGCACGGAAGGAGGCGGGCCGTCAGGTCAACCTTCAGGACATTGCTCGACTCCAAGGCTGGCCGACGCCGACTACTCGCGACTGGAAAGGGGTGTCAGGGGCGGGCAGGCAAGAGTCTCGCGGCAATCCGGCAGATACAGTGCCCAACGCAGCACGCATGAATGGCTGGCCCACTGTCACCAAAACGGATGGGGTCAAGCGAGGGCTGCCCAGCGCACGGAAGAACTGCATGGGATTGTCGGAGATGTTGTCGATGCTGAGGGAGAACCAGTCTCCAGTCCGCTTGGCGGCTTCTGGGCAGATGCTGATTGGCTCCTCGGCACAGATGGAAAATATCGCCCCGTTGAACCCGGAATTAGCCCGATGGCTGATGGGGTATCCGGCAGGGTGGTCCTGCTGAGTGGCTACGGCAATGCTGTGGTGCCGCAGAAGTGCGCGCTGTTCATTGAGGAGTTTGTCCTGTCGCTCACTCGGGGGATGCGCTGATGGCCGATCTGTACCCTCGCAATCCGGCTTTCGTACCGCGCCGAGTTCAAGATGAGGCTGTTGACGCCTTGATGAGTTACTTCCGTGGCGGTGGGAGGGGGAATCCGATACTTGACCTCGCTACAGGGGCCGGAAAATCCTATGCTATAGCTGAGATTATCCGGCAGATTCTCAATGTTTCTCCTTCTTCCCGAATTGGGGTTCTGACGACTACACGAGAGCTTGTTCAGCAGGACTATGACGCGATCAAGTTTGTGTGCCCGAGGATTCCTGCGGGGATCGTGATGGCAGGTCTGGGTAAGAAGCAATTCGACAAACAGGTCATCGTCGGATCAATCCAGTCACTCCATAGTGCTCTGGAAAAGTCGGGCGGGTTCCATTTCATACTGATTGACGAGGCTCAGTTCGTCAGCTTCACAGATCAAGAGAAGACGCTCTACATCCGCTTTCTTCGCGCGAACCTTGAGATCGTACCGAAGTCTCGTATCTGCGGACTGACGGCGACCCCGTGGCGCGGCAACAAGCCTATATTCGGCTGGGAGCACGCTGTCTTTGATGAGATCATCTACTCATACGGCATTGGTCAGGCGATCAAAGATGGCGTCCTCGTGCCGCCTCGGACGCAGGTATCTGACACGCGCATCAGCATGGCGGGAAAGAAGAAGAGCGCGACCACAGGTGACTGGACCGAGAAGGACTTGGCCGCTGTCTCCAACGATGACAGGATCAATATCCCTGCCGTTCGGGACACCATTGAGGCACTCAAGACTCGGAACAGCGCGGTCGTTTTCGCTGCCTCGATCGAGCACGCCGAGCGCGTCGTTGATCTATTCAATCAGTCGGGGCAGCCCGCGCGTATGGTTCACGGCGCCATGGACAAGGCGCTGCGCAAGAAAAATGTCGATGACTTCAAGGCTGGCAAGTACCGAGTCGTCGTAAATGTCGTGGTTCTCGGGATCGGATTCGATCACAAGCCTTTGGACACGGTTGTGCTCTTGCGCCCGATGGGTTCCTCGGCACTTTTTCTGCAATTCCTCGGGAGAGGACTCCGCATTTCACCAGAGACCGGCAAGATAGACTGCCTTCTGCTGGACTACACCGACACCGCGTCCGAGATGGGTCCGATCGACATGATCAAACCCCCTGCCCCGCCACGTAAAAAGCAGGAGCGGGAAGAGGATGATCTGGGCAGCGTCAAGGAGTGCCCGAAGTGCAATGAGTTGATCCAGAGAAACCTGCGGATATGCCCAGGATGCGGCCATGAGTGGGAGGTCATCACCAGCGGACTCGTATTGAACGACGAAGCCGCCGAGGTTGCCTTGCTCTCTGATCAGAAGATTCCCGCGCGGTGGTTCGAGATATCAGGATGGTGGCCGCGCCTTCATCAAAAGCAGGGCAAGCCCGACAGCCTGAGATTGGAGTTCCTTAGCGGCGCTAAGACGCGGGCCAATTTGTTCCTGACACTTGGGCACGACTATGGCGCGCGCGAGAAGGCTGTTCGGTACTGGAAGGAGCTGGGCGGACGCATGCCTGCCCCCAACAACGCACACGAGGGCATGGACAGGCTTTCAGAGATTGCATGCCCTACGGCCATCAAATGCACCAAGGAGGGCAAATACGAGCGCGTGGATGCCTTCACGTATGAGCAAATCAAGCAGGGAGAAGACGCATGAGGAATAGAAATTTCAAGGGGCCAGAAGCCAAAGCCTTCGAGTTCATGCTTGGCCTTTTAGCAATCATCATTATCGGACTCATTGCAGTGCATGCCGACGTAGACAGCCGTAGCGCCGCAGAAGAGATCGAGGTGGTTGAGTGACCGAGATCGCACGAAACCCGTCAGCGTGGAGAGACACAGTTCTGGACACGAGAACAGATTCACACCCGTCAGAAGTGATGAACCCAACGGAGATGGAGGCCATGAAGCGCGCTGGAAGGGATGCAGGGTCCTACCTGGTTGGCCTCAGCAAGACCGACATGAGGAACTTGACTGGCGAGGAGTGGACTATGTTCAGCTCCGTGATGATCTTGGGATATGAGCTTCACCTGGCGGGGCTAAGGGACGGTACAGCGTAAATTCCGACTTTTTACGATACACCGCATTTTTGTACTATACAGACTGTTGCCAATATGGCATCAATGAATCGCAAGAGGAGAAAAGTTGTGATTGCACAAATTCACGATCTGAAGAAAACAAACAGCGAGCTTATGGACCTTCTGTGTCTTTCTCGCGTGATGCTTGGGATTGACATTCCCGAAACATCCATCCCCCACGACTACTCACTGTGTGCCTCGGCTCTGATCGACGCGACGGGCGCTGATGTTTCGGTTATCCAAGATCGGGCTGCGACTGCGATGATCAAGGTTACTGATCTGAAGCGCCGTGAACAGCCCGCAGAAAAGCCGGTCAGCCCGTACCTTGAGTACAAATGGTGGTACGGGCCAAATGAGGAGTTGTTCACCGAGGGGCCGTTCGATACACGCGACGCCGCGGTTGATTTCGCCCTGTCGAACGACGGCGGAGTTGTGGTGGAAGCCCGCAAGAGTGAGGTCAGTCTGTCTTCATACATTGATGTTGACGACATTCTTGAGCAGGCCGAGGAGCGCTCTGCTGACGACCATGGCTGGATGGAGGATTGCAATCCTTTGTTCGATTTGTCCTCTGATGACATCAATAGCCTTGAGCGCTACATGCGCGGCGCCGTTGATAAGTGGCAGTCTGATCGCGAACTGACTTTCGTGCCACGGGTATTTTCCGAGGTTCGCAACACCACGTTTGTAAAGGCCGGAGGGCCACCAATTTCCTGAAAGGAAGCATGATGCAAGATATTAACAACGACCCAGAAGTGACTGGTATCGCAGCTGCCCTGCGCGACGACGCCGACACCGGTGACGCATCATACAAGGTCACAGCCAACGAGTTGCGCCAGTTTGTCGAGCGGATCGAGCGCTTGGACGCCGAGAAGAAAGACCTTGCCGAGCAGCAAAAAGAAGTCATGGCGGAGGCGAAATCTCGCGGCTATGACACCAAAGTGTTGCGCAAGGTGATTGCCCTGCGCAAGCGCGACCAGAATGACATTGATGAGGAAGAAGCGGTCCTCGATATGTATAAAGAAGCGCTGGGGATGTGATTATGAAAAAACTCATCTCATCAGCCGTACTCGCGCTTTTCATTATGCCATATGGGCACATCGCCAATGCACAGCAGACAAACTGCGCACCGCGCGAGGCTATCATTGAGCGGCTTGCAAGCGGATATGGCGAGACCCGACAAGCGGTCGGTATCGGATCGAACAACGCCATGATCGAGGTATTCGCGAATGAGGAGACCGGAAGCTGGAGCATCATCGTCACGCAGGCTGCGGGAATCTCATGTCTGGCTGCATCAGGTCAATCCTACGAGGAGGTCCAAGAGCACCTCCCGGAAGACAAGGATGATGCTTAATGCACTACGCCCAAGAACTTCGTGGAGACCGCTGGAATGGCGTTCTCTACCACTCTGAACCCCAAGCAAAAAAGACCAGCGGGAAGGTTCGCCTCCAAACGACAAGCGGGATCGGCCCCCAGATACGTGGAATCAAAAAGGTTCCCGACGCACTCACAGCCATGAGCGCGAAGCCGTCTATTGGAACGGTCGAGGAAATCCTCGGCATTAAAAACTCAGGAGAAAGAGCATGACAGACAACGCGAAAGCAGCAGAGCACTACGAAAGGGAGGTCACGAACGAGGTGGTTGGTGAGCTTCTGATTGAAGCTCAGGACGCCCTTGCTGAGGCCGAGGGTCGCGTACTGGAGCTTTCTGCTGCAAATGACGAGCTTCAGGACGAAAACATGAACCTTCGCGATGCTCTGCGCAACATCAAGGAGGCCACCAAATCATTGGGTAAGGCCATTATGATGGAGCGCGCGGCCACAGACTCCGCCACCCGAGCATACGAGCTGAAATGCCTTGAGTTCCAAGCCTACGCCGACAAGCAGCGGCAGGAAACTTCGTGACCAGCGCCGCCATAGACAGGATCAACGACGCCATAGACAGCGTGGAAGAGTTTATGGCGGCGCGTGAATCCGATCCGGGGTTAGATGCCATACTGGATCGTCTTTTTGATGAGCTGGAGAAGCACGAGAATCGTGCCCAGCGCCGACAGAGAAGGGTAGACGCATGAGCTACGTCAGTAAATTCCGTGAGAGATCAGATGGCCGTAAGGGTGACATGATGCAGATCGAGAGAAATCCAGAGCCGCGCGAGGGCTGGGTCAGTAAGCTCTGGAACAGGATGACCAGCACCGCGGTCAATGCCGAGCCAGAGCCGAAGAAGAGCCGTCAGGTATGGCGGGCCGAAGAGCGCGCGCGGCGCAAGGAACAGCGCAAATACCGCGCAGCCAAGAAGTTCAACTACTGAGACACCCTATCAGACATCAAAAAGCCCGCCGGACTCGAGTCTTGGCGGGCTTTTGATTCACTGTTGGTAGATCAGCTTGTGTATCGAGCGACAACATCCTGCGCGATCCACCCGATCGAGGTTTCTCCGTCGAACCAGAACTCCACTCTGGTGAAGGGGTACTCCCGATCAAGGATGCGAAAGCTGGCCGTGGGGGCGCTGTGGCATGTGCTGTTTCCAAGCACACGGATCATGGCAGTATTGCTGCTGTCCTGAGCTTTATGCCACTGCACTGCGTCATTCCGTGTTTCGCAGAACCACCCCTCCACGAAGTCACCGTCGAGCTTGTACCATGTGTCTGCTGCTGCCGTTGAGGCGCCCAAGACGCCCAGCGCCACTGCTAAAATCAACTGTTTCATGTCTCTTCCAATCGTGATTTGCTTTGATTCCTTGCCATTATGGCACTTTCGGTGAGGTGGAGTCAAAGACCTTCCTCAACAGACCACTGTACTCCTCCTCTATCATCTCAACCGAGGGAATAACCAGCTTCAGCATGCCGTCGTGCCTGCATTTTTCGTCGGAGTTGTGCATGCGACCACACACCTCACAATACGGTCTGCGGGATCGGGCATACTCTAGTAAAGTGGGAAGCACTGGAATGTGAGTCATAGCGACACCGCCTTGATTGCTTCATATCTCATCTTGTCTCCGCCTCCGTCGCCATACCTCTGCTCTTGCAGGCTGTGCCCGAAAATGTCTCGCCGCACACGATCCGCAACACCGGCCTCCAGCATGCGGTCCTCAAAGTTGTGGCGCAGTGAATACAGCGTGGTGCCGTCTGTTTCCTTCAGGCCATTCAGCCGGAAGTAGCGATTTATCACGTCTGAGACCTTATCCTTGCCCGCGTAGGTAGGGAATCCACCCCTTTCACGGGCACGGTAGGCCGCTTCGAGGGACACCCCGTGCAGGGGCACCATGCGCTTGCTGTGCTTGTTCTTGAGCGTGCGCCCCTCCGGTGCGATCTCCAGCATCGGAATATCCTGATCGAGGTGGAAGTGCTTGCCCAGCGCACCCGCAACCTCGGATGGCCGGCAGCCTGTGTTGATCAACATGAGCACGATGTCTCGGGCCTGTTCATCGAGTCCATCAAGAGCACCCGGCGCCAGAATGCGGTCCTTGATCCATCCGGTCGAGAACATGGGGCGCTGGCCGGTGTCGTCTCCCTTGATCATAATTCCATCAAACGGCAGGTTGATTCCAAGCCTCTTCATCTGGTTCACGAGGCGAAGTGTTCCGCAGAAATGAGTCAGGTCTTTGTTGGCGCTGCTGATCTTGATCTCATCACGATTGACGCGCTCTAGGAGCCACTCCCTGAAGTTCAGCATGTCATCCGTCGCGATCTCGGATATTGCCTTGTTGCCCATCACGGTCACGACATTCTTGAACGCCTTGATCCTTGGATTCCGCCAGCGCCGAACCTGATCATCGGACTTTCCGATCACCTTGTCTGAGGCTAGATCCCAATACAGCTCCAGAGCGTCGTTGATCAGGATGACTGGAGCCTTTACTGCGCCCAGCGCCGCTTCTGCGATCTGCCCGCCCTGCTTCGCCATCTCCGCGCGCGCGAGGATATCCTCGATCGGCAAGGTCGCCACCTCCGAAGACTGCATGTATGGGATGCCCAGATCGCGGGCAGCCTCCTTCACGCGAGAGAACGCAAGCTCTGCGGCCCTGAAGTCGCCTGAAAGCTCGGCCTCCCAAGCAGCTATCTGCTTATCCCAGACGGTGCTCGCACGGCGCTGGGCCTCCTCTTTGGAGTCCGTTTTCAGGCTGACTCGGAAAAGGGCGCGTCCCTCGATCTCCAGATACCGGCGAGGGACGCGCTTGTGCAGGTGCCACTTGTTGTGTCGCAGTATCAGGCTCACGCTGCGACCTCGGGCCGCTTTTCCTCAATGGGGCTGAGGTCACGCAATCCAAGACCTTCCCAGCGAGGCTCAAAGGTTGAGCATACGAGCACGCGCCATCCATTCAGGCAGCCGTATACATCGTGCCACACGAAGGGCTGTCCATGGAGTACCGCGCCTACTCGCCGCGTTTCAATGCGGATTACGTGGCTCACGTCGTCAGGACCGAACTCTCCTGGATAACCCATAGGCTCTGGACGCGAAGGAATGTTGTAGTCCGAGACATTCAGTGGCCGACGCCGACTGCTATACTCGAAGGCGTCACGTATGATTTTTTCAGTCGGGTGCATGGTCACAACCTACCCTCCGCTGCTGTAAAATCGCAATCCCGCAGCGCGAAGTCGCGGTAGTCCTGACGCCGCGTACACCACGCACGCATGAACCATTGCGGCTCCGGGTGGTGCCGCGTTGACTTGAACTCGAATGGCTCAACCGCCGTCACCTCGCGCACCTCGACCTTGCCGCGGTAGTTGGTGTAGCGAAACCGGATCGGTACGATCTCAGGCTCAGGCTCGGGTTTGGCGCGCGGCGTGAACAGGATCACGTTGTCGATATCACTCATCTGGGTTCTCCATTTCATCAAATTCAACTTCAAGATCACGCAGTCTGGAGGAAAATCTAGTTCCCGATACAGCCTGTCGCATCAATCTCACGGCATCCCTGCAATGCACACAGGTTGCAGCCCCCGACACGACTTGCCCATTGAACTCCATGGATGAACCGAAATCCGTATCATTCCCCATCGAGTCTTTTGGTGATCCGCAGCCGTATTCGATCCCGCAGAAGGTAAACTCCCCCTCCCCAACTGGAGACGGGACGTGCTTGATGCCCAGCGGGTCTTTGATGAGGTATCCAGCCATCACTGACCCTCCATTTCATCGACGCACTGCTCGCAGGTCAGCTCATCAAGTCCAGCATCGTGGGACGCTTCCTCTGAGATTTCACACCACCATCCGCAGGTCGAGCACAGGAATATGTGCTGGTCGAGATAGGCGCAGAACTCAAGGTTATCGAATAGCGCCTCGACCTCCTCTGAAATACCCATCACGCCACACGTTCCACTCAGGTCCGCGATCACCTGATTCCAGATGTCGAGTTGGTCAAGCTCAGGATCACTCATTCCAGCCCCCGCTTCATACAGCTGACCATGGCCTGCTCTGCTGTGAAGCCAGCTGCGATCGCGGCGTCGTAATGAATCTTGCGGGTGCGCGCCACAAGCTCCGCGATGCGAACCTCTTCAGCAAGGGACGCGAAGGCATCCTCAATGATGGCCGCGCGCTGGGCTTTTGAAATGATCTCTTTGCCGGGTGCGCTCACTGGAAGGCCTCATCGGGCATGCTTGCGATCACCTCTTCCAAAGCGTGAATCAAGTTCACCGCATGAGGTTCGTTTTGCTCGGTCTCGAACTTCATGTCTTCGAGTGCTTCCATCACCGCAGGCCAGTCGTGCTTTTCCATTTTCGTATTCTCCAATTGTATCACGTTATGTATCACGTTTTGTATCACAGGTTTTGCCGATATGGCAACGTGATTCGTCAATAAAAAAGGCAAAAGCCCAGTTTATATGGTGAAAAATGGCAATATTATTGGGGGTTTTGGCGGAGACGAAGTCCTTCGTGAAATTCTATTCTGGAATCGTAAGTATTTGATCTTAAATCTTAAAATAAAGAGCCGCCCAGCGCCGTGTATCACAGAAAGTATCACGTTTTGTATCACGAAAAAAGACCCGCGCTGGGCGGGTCTCTCGCTATTTTAGAAGCATCACGCAGATCAAATACCACGCAATACCGAACAGTAGAACTTGCTCTGGATTCTCCATTAGCGCGCCACGATGAAGGCAACGATCACGAAAATCAAAATTAGCTGAATATCACTCATCAGGCGTACTCGATCATGGCTGCTGTTGCTTCCTTGGGATCGGAGACCTGATGGTCATTGCCGTCGAGCCAGCACAGGCCGATGACATCGTAACCCTCCGCGTGGATGGGGATGTCCCCCTTCCCGCTTCGACCAACTTGTCCATTTCATCTCTGAGCTGCTTCGCTGTGATCATGTCTGATCCTCCAATATGTCTAAGATGCCTGAGATCCCTGCGTCACCGAGGATCAAGGCGAGGTATTGCTGTCCGAGTTTTGTCAACTTGAGGCCGCACCGGCGGTTGCCGACCTGCTTGACCAAACCGTGCTCAAGGGCGATGCAGCGGGCTGTGAAGCCAGAGTGGAAGTTGGCAGCCACCTTGAGGATGGTGCCATCCAAGACACGGCGCTGACTGTTTCCACCGAAGTTGGCGTTGCCATGCACCTCGCTCAGTTTTCGATCCGAGATCAGGTATTGTCTGTCGTTTCTCATGCCTGTACCTCCGCGAGAATACCTAAACAGGCTCCGTTTTTCAGCGCATTCACACCTCTGTATCCAGATGCCATAAGGACCGTCCCGTTGCCGGGGCTTTCCCCTATCGAGCCATCCGGTCTCTCGAACTTCACCTTCGGAGACAGAAACAGGATCGCGTCCGATTGAGGTGCGAACTCATGGAACCATGGAGCTGACGTGCGATCCGGCATCAGTGCAATTCCGTTGCCATGCTCGAAGAATTTGTCCAGCCATAGTCTTTTGGTTGATTGATGCCCGAATGGCGGATTCATCCAGACAAACCCACTCCAGTCCATCGCGAGGCCGTCGTCGTTTTTGTCGAAAAATCCCGCACAAGGCACATACCGCGGCCCTCCTACAGGTGCAGCCACATCAAGGGTGAATACCTCCCCGAGCGAGTCAAAGATGTACTTGGGTGTGTACCACTCGTCGCTCTCTCCTTTTGATTCATGACTCATGTGGAAAGCCCCCGCAGTATTGACTGCTCCGCACGGCGCAGGAGCCAGTCGGGGTCAGGGGATGCCTCCAGATCACACCAGTCGATGATTTTCTCGACCGCCTCGGCTCCTTCCATCGCGCGGATGTTCGGACAGGATGCCGTAATCTCGCACCCAGCCTTCGATGCGGAGTGTGGAGTCCTTGATCACCTTGTAGATGTCAGTCATCGCGATCCTCCCAGTGGCGAGTGTTCCGCTTACGGCGCTGGTCGTGGTACGACTTCCAGAAGCTGTGCTCGGCCTCCGCCCACATGGCCCCGAGAAAGCCGCCCAGCGCTTTCATGGGCATCAGGATGATCAGGATCACGAATAGCGCCGCCAGAAACACAATCACATCGGTCAGAGTCAGGAAGAAATCATACATATTGCGACTCCCGATGTTCTGCCAGAATGTCCATCGCCATATCCACAGCGACCTCGTGGTGCATACCCATCATGTTCGACAGGACGTCCAAGCGGGCTAGAGATATAGGGATGCCGAGACCCCAATCGTCACCGAGGTCGATGCGCGCGTAGTGCTTCTCGTGCGCCAAGGAGATGAGATCAGCTTGCTTCACATCCTCCGTGGCCCGCACACTTATCTCGACGCCTGCTGCGCTGAATATCGCGACATCGAGCCTGCGCTTCACCTCACCTATCACAGCATACCCAATCGCATGCGCAGCCGGTGTCGGAATTTCCCCGATGATGCACTCGTGCAGGTCGTGCAGGATGCCATGCGCTGAATGCTCCCTATCAACAATCATGGCGACGAAGAGGCTGTGGCGGAGCACGGAAACCGGAGGCTCCCCCTTCCCGCCAAAGCGATTGATGTGATCTGCGGCGCGCAGCATGGACTCGATGTTCATGTGCTCCGCCTTCGGGTCTGCGATATCAATCATCGGCCCAGCGCCAAGGCTGATCTCTGTCAGCTTCTTCATTCGCGTCATGCTGCACGACCTTTCTTCTCTGCCGTCCAGTAGGAGATCAGGGACATGGCCTCATCCACATCCGCAAGGAACTCATCCAGCGTGCCGTCGTTCTGGATCAGGATGTCGTGATCAACGACGTTCTCCGAGGGATGCCCATTCACAGGTCCAACACCATCACGATTGATCGCAATGATATAGCCGCCCAGACCGCGGATCGCAGCCGCCTCGTGGGCGTACCGAACGTCATCAATAACCAGACTCACCGGAGGGGCGTTGACGACGCGACTGACGAGCATATTGACCCAGAAGTACGGATCAATCTCGCTTTGAGCGCTGTGCCCGAGCCACTGCATGACCTGACGCGGTGTGGCGCCAGAGAGTTGCACAAAGGATTCTTCCTTGTGCTTTCCCTCGACCATCTCTTCGATGAAGTCGTCCGCAAAGCCTGCTGCACGGAATACCGCGCGCGTTGCCGATTTCAGGGGCGCCGCGAACTTATCAGTTTGCATGCCGTGTTCGTTCAGGCGCTTCGCGGCGGTGCTCTTGCCGCTACCAGCATATGCTGTCAGGCCGATGATGACGGGTGTTTTGCCTGCGCCAACCATCAGAATTTTTTCCCGCCGGCGGATGCGCGGACGCTGGGTTTGTGATCGGAGCGCTGGGCGTTGTACTGCTCCTTTTCCCGCATCGCCCCACCGAGGTCCAGGCCCAGAAAGCCTGCCAGATCGAGGATGCGGATAACGGTGTCGCCCAGCTCGACCTCAACCTCTTTGCGGTGTGGGAGCTTCTCGTCCATCGCGTCGGTACGGAAGCCCTCCAGCGCCTCGGATACCTCACTGTGGATCAGTGCGAGCTTTGTGCCGACCTCGAACTTCGACATGGGGTGTTCAGGCTCCATGTACCACCAGCCCGCGCGGCGATTGCCTGCGTGAACTCTTGCAGCCAGATCGTTGATGATCTGTGCGTCGTTTTTTGTAATTGGCATTTGTGCCTCCATTGCTGATTCGATATGCCATTATGGCATATATTCGGCAATGGAGGAACTGTTGTTTTATACGCCAACCCGGAAGCGGGCTACCTCGCCCTGCCCTTCCTCGAAAACGATAGAGACAAGCGACCGCATAGCGCTGTATGCGTGCGAGTGGGCGTATGCGTCTTTTGGGATAATGGAACCAAGGGACTCAACCACCATACCCGCATACTCCTTGCGTGTCTGGTGATGGATGTGACCGGTCAGCGCCATGCGAAAGCTGGTGCGCGCCCAGACCTCAGGATGCTCCGCCGCAGCCATCATTACGAGCCGCTCGGCAGATGTCTTGTCGCCGTGGGCAGCCAGCAGCATAACATTGCCCCACTCCCACACAAAGAACTCCGTGGCACTTTGAATAATGTTGACGCGCGGGTTGTCAGCGTAGAACTCGCCCAGCGCCAACGTGACAGCGTATACCGCCATTTCATCGTGGTTGCCGCGTTGGTTGCGCACAGTAACCTTGTCGTAGCGGCCCAGAGCAAGCTCGATCGCGAACTTCATTGCGGCCACGCCGCGCCGGAGTGTCTGAAAAAATCGGCTGTCTGTGTCCAGCTGGTGCCCGCTTTTCGTTGTGTTGCTCTGGTCGTTGGTGTGAAGCAGATCCCCAAGGTTGAGAATTACGGCCTCTTCACCGCGGGGGGTCAGATTCATCAGCTTCCCGAAGGTGCTCTCGAATACCCCCAGCGCGATCTTGGAGTCCCAGTCTTCTCCCGTCTCCTCAATATCAGCGAGCATCCCCATGTGCAGGTCAGCGATAGGGAATACCGCAGCAATGCCATTGCAATCACCCTCTACATGCAGATGGGGAGTATGACGAGGCACATCGCGCATGCCCTGCACAACGGCGTCCGCGATATTGACGACATCCTCTTCTGGGCGTGGCACCTTGAAGAAGAAGCTACCCTGGTCAGTCTTGCTCCAGCCGTGCGAAAGCTGTGAAGCAGGGATTCCCATGGTGTCCGCTTCTTTGATCTGTTCGGGGGAGAGTCGCTCCTCGCGTGGGTCGTCATTGGTGGGTGTCATCCCCTGCTCGTAGCCCCGCTTTGCGCGGTGTTGAAGTGTTGTTCGGTTGATGCCGGAATCACGGGACGCCTTCCTCTCGGAGCCTGAATGGTGAATCCAGTCGATCGCCTCTTGCATCAGCTTTTCTGTCAGTTTATGGGACATGCCTTGCCTCTTTGTTGATTCGATATGCCATATTGGCACTGGTTGATCTCACATCAAAGCCCCCGACAGCCGAGGGCTGGCAAGGCCGCTGTCGGGGGCGCACGCTCAAGCCGCACCGGGGGAGTGGGCGAGCGTATCTCTTAGCCTTGACTGTCCATCTCGCGAAACAGATTGACGGATTCCTTACCCTCACGGCGAGCCTGACTGATCTCAAGCAGCCTGATGCGTTCATCCTGTGTGGATGTGGTGCTCTTCAAGCTCTGAATGTCCTCGTGGATTTTCTGCAAGCCAGAGGTCATCAGGTTCCGCAGCTGACCGATCTCAACGCGGAACACCTTCATGTTCGCCCACAACCCCACGCCAGCCACAATCCCCGCAACAAGAAGTGGTGGAAGTATTCCTGATATGATGCTGAGTGCGTCCATGTCGATTTGCCTATAGTGGTATGAGATGGTCATGCGCTGGGCATGCCTTTTTGAATGACAGATAAAGAGCGGTGATCTCTTCGTTGGTTTGATCGGTGTCGTGGTGTGATCTGGTGGGCAGGTTCAACCCCAAGGATTCACATATCGCCTCACTCACTTCCCCGATCTCGATAACCTCGACCCGCCAGCTCGCGCATCCCGTCAGGGTCAGGAGTGTGAACAAGGCGACGAATATCAGATGCTTTTTCATTGCGATCCTCGATCTGGTGAAGGTCATGCTTTAGTCGCGCGTTACTCACGATCAGGCTGCGGATAAAAACGCCAATGGCGATCAGGAATACCCCGACCGCCGCCGATACCTTGGCGCGCCACCCAGTGAACTTGAGCCACCGCATCATTTCTTATGCCGCTGGTTGCGCACAATGAGCATGCACACAGCAATGCCTCCAACGGCCAGAAGCGCGATCATTGCCAGCTGCGCAGATTCGGCCAGACCGGATACAAGTCCGCCAAACGCCGTTACAGCTGTGGCACCGGCGGCAATCATGTCGCCATCTGCTCGACGTGTTTCAGGCAGGAGGCTGGTTTCAGGGGAGAACTCGGCGTGCGTTTGTTGCGCCACCTTAGTGCTCGGGAAAGTCGCCATCTTACGGAACCAGCGCTTACCCCACTCACGCGCGCGCCCGTTGTCGATGTGCATGAAGTTATTGCGACGGTAGAAGCCAAACCCGGTGAACCCGACCTTGCGCGCTGCTGCCTCAAACACAGCAGGGTTGTGGTTTGCCATCGACACATCGAAAGCGCGAGACTTGACGTGCATAGAGCCGTCGCTACTGCCGATCAGGCGATTATACCCGAGAGGGCGGAACGCGGAGTTCAGGATGATGGGCTTGCCGAGGAGCGTGCGGAGGGCTTGCAGCTTATCCATGGCCTCTTCATCAACGACGAGCTGGCCTCGGTACTTCGCGCCCTTACCGTTACCACGACATGCGATCTCCGCCGGAGAAAAGTCGGGCCAGCGCCATTGATCCATGGGGAAATCGCGCCAGTGTTTGTATAATTTAGGCATATTGAAACTCCGTTAAGTTGCGATCCAGATTGCAGAAATTCTCGATTCGCCTATCCCTGGTCCTGAGATAGTGGTCACTTCACCGCCTACTGGCGCGGTCCCGATGGTAATCCCCCTTACTGCTTGATCGTAGGGCAGCATGTAGGCACCACCGCCCAGACCGAAGCCCCCGGAATTTGTATCAAACGCCTCAATCTTCCAGTACCCGTTTGGTGTAGGACCAGCTGGGAATGTAGTCGTGCCGCCGTTTGTAAAACTTTCAAAAAAGAACCAATCAGCTGGATTTTGACCTGGAGAGTGCGGGTTTAGGGCGCCTCCCGCTGACGGCATATCCTCCCAAGCTATCGACTTCTCAACACCACCGATGCACACAGAAATGCGCTCCGTACCCGTCAGGGCTGCGATCTCAGCTGCTGTTGCAGGCGTAGCGTTACACGCGGTCGTATCGGTAGCTCCCCCGCCCGCAGCTGCTACGTTCTTCTTCCACGCGCCTTTGGCGATCCAGATATACTCTTGGCCGTTTGCGTCAGTGTGAGTCTGACCCACAGTGGGTGCTGCTGGGAATGACATATCTCGTGCCCCTTATGAAATTTGTAGCCAGAATGAGGTGAGACCATCGGTCGTCCACATATAGAGGATGTCCGTATCGGTCTCGTACCAAGTATCCCCGAACACGACGCCCGCCGGTGGGTTCACTTGGCTTGTTTGACGATCCGCGCTGAACTCAATTGCGCCAATCGCATCATTGAATATGGCGCCAGTCACATTGCGAAGAACAGCTTTCACAGCGCTGTAGATCGAGGTCTCCGAAACGACATTCCCCGAGTTGTCGTAGACGGGAAGCATATCGACCGTTGGCTGTACGTTGCCGAACGGAATAACACCATTGGATGCCAGACCCACATCCATCTGCCAGTCGTCACCCACGCGATTGAGACCACGGCTCGCCGTCAGGTTGTTGTTCGCTTGGTCAGCTGCAAACTGGATGGCCTTCCAGAGCATTTCGTCATCGCCATCATCGAGAGCGATACCTGCGTTGCGCACTGCTGTGCGTAGCTGCGCAGTTACGACGTTGAGCCAGCTTGCTGAAACCACCGTACCGTCATTGCTGCCCGCAGCGGAGCAGTCACGGAACCATGTGTCGAGCGGTGACACCTCCGCGTCCGTCGGTGGCCGCGCGGTGGAAAAGTTTGGACTCTGTGGGCCGATTGCTGACATTGCCTTGCCTCTTTGTGTGTTGCCACTGATGTGGTTACTGATTGCCTATCTGGCAATACCTTGCGACTAGAAAATCAAGCCCGATCGAACTTCAGGAAGCCCGCCTGTACGTCAACGTAGTTGTTGTTGCCCAGCGCGGTTGGCGAACCCACCGCAATACCGATAACTGCGCCCGCGGGGATCACGACATCCTCAAGGGGGTCGCCGCCGTTATCATTGGAGGTCAGCGTGATGTGCGTGATCTGCTTGATGTTGTTCCCGTAGTCCCGCTCCGCCGCCGAACCAGTGAACTCCCGAAGGAGTACCGTGGTTGTCTCGGTGTTTGAGTTCGCGGTAATCTCTTGCGATATCGCGCACCAACCCCAAGGTCTCGCTGTCGGCGCCGAGTTCTTGTGAACGGCGTAAATCTCCGCGAGCTTGACGGGGAACGGGAAGGTGTACCCACCAATGTCGTTTGTCCCAGTTGTCTGGGATACGGTCGGCAGGGACGCCAGAAAGCCGGGTGATGACCAGCGGTTGTTCTGCACATCCTTGTTCGGTCCTCGCGACCCAAACCCGTTGATCTCGTTTGGGTCGAGGAGAAACCGACCACTGAATTGAGGGGCGAGAGCTGCGTGCTGATTCACAAACTCGCATCTGCATCTTGCTTGCCTCTCAATTCAGTGACGGTCAATCTGGTTACGCAGCTGGGAACGCCATCCAGCCTGTCTTGCTGACCGTCTGCGAACCACCCGCACTGGCAAGGGTGATGGTGCCGGCAGCCGCGTTGTCGGTGATCGCGTTGATGTATGCGGAGAGGTCAATCACGACATCAGGTGTGTCTGAATCATTATCAGACAGCACCAGCTGCCCAGCGCCGTTGATAGCACCACCGGATACGAAAACGTCTGTGGAGAGTGAGGATAGATCAAGTGATGTCGTGTTGCCGCCTTCATCCACATAGTTGATCGCATTGCTGGATGCGTCGAAGGAGATGGAGGTCACAGTCTCGGGGAAGGTGGCGATCACCAGATCCAGAATTTCCTGAACTGCGGCGACCAGGTACTGACCGGATGCGCCATCACCGACGGTGCCGCCACGGTTTACGGAGATGAAGTCTGTTGCTTGAATTGACATGGATTTAGTCCTTGGGTGTTGGTTGGTCGGACATGAAGCCCGCACTGTTGTTTTCAAGATCACGCAGTCTCTCAGCGAGATTTTCCACATAATCACTGTCGTCAATGCCGCCGAGCGCGGCCTGAACATCGGGGTCAAATTGGCTGGGGTATGACATCACAACCGGAACGGACGAGCTATCCAACGAGATCACATCGACAACATACGGGGGCAGGTTGTCCTGCATTGAATAGAACGCCTGAAGGGATGGGAATGACATCTGGAGCATTAGACAACCACCACATTGTTGCGCCCTTTGCGCCAGTTGGTGCCGTCCCAAAACGCCATCCCGTTTGCACCGCCACCGCCCCCCATTCCCGTGACGTAGGCGGTGGCCCCGATTTGAGGAGCTTGCGCGCCGACGGGGAGAGTCGCGGGTGTGTATACGCCTGTCAGGTTTGCCGTCTGGATCAGGTTGTCGATGGGCAGCCGCGCATGTCTGTTTTGCGAAGCGTCCCACACAGGAACAAAGTCCACTGTCCCGTCAATGCCATCAGTGAGGGGTAGCGACATAATCTGCTGAATGAACTGAGAGGGGTCAACCTCGATCCCTACCCTGCCATCTGCGCCGAGAGAAATCACGATAAAGCCTGAGTTTGACTTGAGTGCCGCCCGCACCGCCTGACCCAGAGCTGCCTCAGCATAGTCACCCTGACTCTCATCATACATCGCGATGCGGTCTCGGGCGGGGTCGATGTCAGCAGAGAAGTGGTTCTTGAGTGACGGGAAGTCGAGTCCCAGCTGGTTGCCGACGAATTGCGTGCCTTCACCAGCCGACACGCCAGAACCAGCGTAGAACTTAATGGCCTTCAGGAGCGCATCCATGTCGCCGTCACATGCGTCAAATGTGGCGCCATCCCTGACCGCCGCCTTGACCACGTTTCGGAGATTGCCGATGATGTTGTTGAAGAACGCCGCATTTAGGATTGTGCCGTTGGTATTCCCTGCGCCGCAATCCTGCACCCACGTATCAACACCCGCGCCGTAGCGGTTGTTTCGAGTACCTACAGGCAGGGTGGATGCAGCATTGGCACCCTGAGGTCCGAATATTGTGTCTGATGCCATTTATTGCGCTTCCATTGTGCTTGCTTGGCATATAGTCGCGTCAAGTCAGGATTCAACAGAGCAGAGTTGTATGAGCTGGCTTGATGTCGTTCAGTATCCCGATCAGTTCGGACTTGCCGCCATCACAGATCGGAGTGCATGGGTCTCCCGCGCAGAAGCACCCCGCTTGAGCTGTGAGCTTCAGGTATGGGCTTGCCGCCTCTCGGAGGGTCAGTGATGCGGGCCAGTCGATGTCAATTCGCCAGTGGTGCCCGCTACCGCCGATGAACGTAAACTCACCAGTCGGGAGGTCGCAGTGTGGCAGGTTCTCAAACCCTCGTGATGGATTCACATTCGGCAGTATGATCGCGCCATCGTCAAATGAACAGGCAGCAGACTGCGGACCTACGTTCTCGGGTAGCTCGTAATATCCAGCGATGTTGCAACAATCACCGCTGATAGGGCCGCAGCCCAACGGCGATCCCGGTATGACACCGCATGGCGCTCCCGCGTTGGAGGACTGCTGTTCAAAGGAATCCTTCGCGGGATAATCCACTGCACGACCGTCTGTTGTGCCCAGCGCCGAAAGGCCAAGACTTGAACCAGCCGGTCGCGGGATGGCGGTTATGCCCAGCTGATCGCACCCTGCCTGCATGCAGCCCGCCATTGTGATCGGCGTGATGCCAGCAAGGTCTGTGCAGTCAATGACCCAATTAGACGCTAGAGCGACTTCAGTGAAGTACGGGCAGTCATTGCCGCCAGTCCGCGTAACGACTGCGCACAGCTCCTCTCTACGCTTGTCCTCAATGACGAAGGCAGGATCGAGGCACGCGGGGTCCGTGTCGGGGTCAGGCTCCTCTGGAAGAGTCATGTCGTATGTATCGTACCACGACTGAATAGTCTCATCCGCGGTGTCACAAAAGAACTCATTCGTCAGCGAGCAGATACGATCCTCGGCCTGCTTCATGGTATCCGCAAAGGCAGTCCAGAAGCGCATGAGGTTGCTGCCGGGATCGCGCGGCCACGCCCTGCCTTGGGGGAGTAGCTGCTCGACCATCCCCAGATGGTCCTCAATGGTCCGATCACAAGCCGTGTCGTGGTAGACCTCCTCCTGCTCGCAAACACTCACTATGCACCGACCTTCACAAAGTTGGAGTCAAACACAGGGATGAAACCAACAGGGACGGCGAAGTCCTCAGCGGGCGACGTGACGGTGTGGTACTGCTCGCCCGTGGCGTTGCTGACTGCTTGCCACACCCAAGACCGCCGAAAAAAGCTGACCCTGTTGGGGGTTGAGACGACGGCTTTGTATTTCACCACCGCCTCCAGCTCCGACATGATATTGTTGACCACTGAGCTGCTCAGTGGGTGCAGTCCAGTGATCTCAATTGGGACCGCGATAGGCTGCGGGGCTGCCACCACCACCTGCGCAGTGATGGGCTTCAGGTCGTCAATATACGCCTGTACCGCCGCGACATCCGCAGCGCTGGGCAGCCCGTCAACATAGGCGTCATCCATCATAAAGAACAGCGCGACCGTACCTGGTCCGTACCCGTTTCCTTCGACCCAGACTCGAGTCACGCCCGATACTTCACGAGTCCATCTGATGTAGTCCGATTCACTACCTGCGTGCGGCGGGTATCGGAGCCGGAAGAGCAGCCGATCTCGCAAGGATGCGTCAGTCTCCACGTTCGACCCGCCGTAGAATCCATCACTGGAGATAGTACCCACAGCAGGCGCGCCAGCAATGGCTGCCAGCATCGCTACCTCTTCATTCGCTTCTATCTCTTGCCCGACACCCGTAAGCACCGCCTCGATCGGAAGGACAGCTTCGCCGTCGGAATTTATGTGGATGTCCTCAGATGTCTGAACGATGACCCCAGCTGCATCCTGAAATTGAGTGCCTGTGGGGATGAGTGTTGTGTGTGTGCCGCCGGAGATGATCACAAAGCCGCGGGATGGTATGTCAACTTGACGGTTGATGCCGTATATCTGAGCGTGTCGTTCGAGGTACTCCCCCACCGCTGTGATTGGAGATGCCTGTTGCGCGATGAATGCCTGCCGATGGTATAGCTCCCACACCCTTGCCCCAATGACCTTAGCGGCCACCAGCAAGTTTGAGGGGAACACAGTAGCGTCCGCACCCGGCATGTATGTGGCGAAGCTGGCGCGCGATCTCTCAACTAAGTCTCGTAGTGTCGGAACTTCCCAAGCCATACTCTTGCCTTTTTGATTTGCTGAATCGGCATATAGTCACGCGAGGTGCAACCCTCAAGACTACAGCGATGCGGCGATCTCTGGGAAAATCTGCTGCCATACCCGAGTGAACTTTGCGTCGAATACCTTCTGCCTGTTCTGGGCATACAGAGTAACCCTGACATCTGCGATGCCTCGGGTCTTGTCGATAACGACCGATACGAACCTGTCAGCAATCATCCCTTGCGTGACGAGGCACTCAAGGGAGTCGTAGGCTGCGTCCTCCAAGCCCTTTCGGGTATTGTCGGTCAGGGACGACCTCTCATAGAGCCACATGAGACTCCCTAGTGGGGTCTCACCAAGGTTTCCTCTGACATCGACGGCATCTCCCCACCAACCTCTTGGGTCGTCGCTATCACCCGGCAGCGCTTGATCATCGGGCGCACGGCGGTCTGTGAATAAGCACAACCACACCGCAGACGCCAGCATGTTGTCATCCTGAAGGCTTATACCATCAAGACTCCAGTCTCCGTACTGGCGGAGAGTCTCTGGATCGAAAGACATATCAGTATCCCACAGTAGAAGCGGCTGTGGTGCGCATGGATCATAGTCCATCAGTTCGGCTCCCTCGTATCACCAGTGCCATTTCTAACTCCCCCATGAGTATGATCGCTCCCGATGTTGATGCCATTGTGCTTGAGCGTTGATGACTCGATGTTCACCTCTGTGGCCTCAATGTTCAGAGAACTCACGGCTGTGATAGTCAGACCTCCTGACGACAAGCTCACGACATTGCCAAACTGATCAGTGATCCGAATACCTGAAGTGGTCAGCGCCACCTGCTGCCCTCCAGCGTCATAGAGTATCGTCTCTCCATTGCGACCCGATCGAGGTCGGTATTGAGGGTGTGATTGAGCAATGACCTGGGCGCCATCGCGGTGCCCACCGATTGCTACTATGAGCGCATCAGAGCCGGGTGGTGATACAGCGCTCAAGCCAAAGGGTTGCCACACCGTCAGGTCGGCAAGTTCTTCGCCGTAAAGACCTACAACATTCGATTGCTGCATGCCGTTGTCATCAGAGGCTTGCCTCAGAGTGCCTCGGGAAGCAGTGTTGGCCTGAGCGACCTTGAGCCTCCTGACAGCATCCTCCAACTCCTGTATGCGATCATCAATACTCATCATTGCGGACCCACCTCGCTCGCCCAAGACCACTGCGAACCAAGGTCGATGCGCGGCGCGGATCTCCTGACTGGCTCTTCGGGGGAGTATGGGTCGCCACTGGATTCACTTGGCTGCGGGGATGTTGCAGTCACCCCGTTAGACTGAGGTGCGCTAGATGCGTTGGACGTGTTGCCCTTGGACTTGCTTTTCGCTGCCTGCGGAGGAACCAGCTTCAGGTCGCAGCACGTTCCAGATGAATCCTGCTTGTACGTCACGCTGTCAACAAGCATCTCATGCGAGATTCTCATTGATGGGCAATGCACGAAAATGAGTCTGTTTGGCTCCCACAGCTTGCCATCGAAGTAGAATCCCTGCACCGTCACGTCCAGCTTTGATGACCTGCCTGCCATGCGTCGAGCCTGCCAATCGCCTCGTGATGCGCTTGTCTGGCCGTCTGAGGATACCTCCAACACACCCACGAATGGTCGGAGACGGTTGACAGCTGCATCCTGAAACTCGGCTATCTCGTGAGCGGCGTTGGTTCCGAACCTCTCCACACCGCCGGGTATCTGCGACTTCATCTTGTAGGACGAGAACCTTTGGGTGTCGGTGATGGTTGCTGAAGCTGACTTCAGCGGCCACCTGCCTTCTTCAAGTGGTAATCCATATCTATCATTCCCCGTGCCCCTGATGAGTGACATCGAGCCGTCCGCCATACCCATGAGCGTGTAGCCGTGGGAGTCGGCTAGGCGATGAATCGCATCAACGATCCTCTCACCTTGATCAATCTGGAATCGAGTGATCATCGGCGTGCCGCTCTCTGCTGACACCTCAACGCCAGCGAGGCCAGCGAGTTCTCGCGCAGCATCCCCCAAACTGATCCCCTCCAATCGACCAGTCGGGTGATCGGCGGAGCTATCCACGGCGTCTTGACTCTTTGATCTGCCCGATACTGAGACCGAGTGCTGCGTGTCGCTGATGCTGGGCTTGTATTCATTGACAAAACCGCGCGCCAGAAGGTCATCACCGGATCGGACCTCGACCTCCTCACCCGGATAGAACCACATATCGCTAGACAGGTCTCCGATGGCGACCTCAGCCATATTGAGATCGAACCCCCTTGCGGCCTCACTCATGCTCGCCGTGACCGAGGCGGATGTCCATTGGGAATACTCCGAGCCACCACGGATAAGAGATATGCCTGTCATCGCGCGAGGAACTCAATATCTGGCCCTATAAGCGACGGGCTGGGTGAGGGGTTCCTTTGCCAAAGCTCCTGCGCGCGATCTGGGTCTCCATAGATTCGGTATGCGAGAGCGACGGCAGACAGCTGTCGGTCAGACCGCACATTCGCGATTGGTGCGCTGTCAGAGAATTTTCTGTTGATCTCCTCCATGAGGCGCGCACGATAGCGGTCAAACTCCTCGTACACCTGAGGCTCCTTTGCGGGATCAATATGGACAGCCTCGCTATCCAGCCATCGCACGAGATTGTTGCGTGCCACGACGGCTTCCCGACGCCCCTTGTAGTCCTTTGACGCGGTGATCTCCGCCCACAGCCCGCCGACCGCGCGCCTGAATACCCTATCGACCTCGACCTCAGCCTCACGCGCGCGGCGTCTACTGACGGAACCGCTGATGACAGGCTTGACGTTGATACCCTCGTAAATCCCCTCAGCGAGCGCTTCGATGGACCTATCTGGGTCAATCATATCTGCTCGCCAGTTGGTGATCACGTTGGTTAGCTCGTCGCCCAGCGCATATGGATTTGGAGATACAGCGCCCTCGGATATTCCGAACTCACCGGTTGCTGTGCTGGCGTGATCCGCGAACCTGTCGGAGTTGCTAAACAGCCGCTCAACAACAGAGCCGACCGACGAGCCGCCCCTCATTGGAGTCAGTATTCGGGAAAGCTCGATGATACCTGCCCACTTCTCGATTCCACCGATAGTGGTCGTGCGAACGATGTCATCAAACAGGCGGATACTCGTGCTGCGATAGAATGAATCGAATGCCGCACCCAGAAACGAGTCAAGGGCATTCCTGATGTTGTATAGAACAAACTCCCGCGGCGATGGCAGGTCAATCGAAAACTCCTCGACCAACTCCATGCTGAAGCGCACCATGCCGAGTTCTTCTTTGGTCTCGTTGACGCCGAAAGATATACACTTTGCAAAGATGAATCTTGAATAGAATGGGTGACGCAGAGTTCGGATTTCTCCGCCCTCCGCAATCTCGATCATCCGGTCCCTCTGGGAGAGCCACGAGTCTCCCACGAAGTATCCCTCGATACCGATCTTGCGAGCCTTGCGTCCCAGTGACTCGGTGTGATGTTGGTCGGAGAATGGGAACTCGTGAACAATCACACGGTGCCCGTAGTCTTCAGATGTGCTATCCACATGGAAAGTCACCCCGCCGAAACTGGCGGAGCGCATCTGGTTTAGCAGTTCGTCAAAGCTGGCGCATGTCATCCCTACCATGTGGTGCGGCGTTGCCTATTTGGCAAGTCATTCTGCCGCTTTACCTCGTATGGCCTTCAGATCATTTTCCTGACTTATGACCTCCCGATCATCCCTTGAGGTCTCCCCAGCGGCAGCCATCCCTCTCGTCAGGTAAACCATCACCTCCAAATGCAGTCCCATGAGCCTTCTCAGCTCACCTTCGATTTCGTTCATAGCGTCCATCGCAAGCTCCATGTCGGTAGGCACGGCGCCCCTCCCTTTTTTTGTTGTTAATGTGCGGAAGGCTTCGCACGTTGCGTGCCGTAGTGGCAACTAAGGTGGTGTGGGTTTTGAGAAGGATGCTAGTTTATTCATGTTTTTCAGTATTCTTGGTGATGTGCGAAACGTCATCCTTGTCACCATACCTACGGCTTTGAGATGTGCCCTGCCCTTCAGCACCCACGCCTTCCCCTTCCGCGCAGCAACTCCCTCTCTCTGCAATTCGATCAGTTCTCGATTCACGCTCTGAGGGCTGTACGTGGTGATGTCACATATCTGCTTCACCATCACGGGATCGCCAGTTCTCCATTGGTACATAGCAGCGAAGGTCGAGTTGTGGCAGTGAGACCTCCCAGCTTTCTGGCCCGCTGTATCCCATTCGTTTGCTATCTCCACCGCGGATATAAGCGGTTCATCCTTCCCTCTAACCATCGAAGCGAGACCGCTTCTGTACGGCTCCTCTAGGTTCCTGAAGAACCTGACGATATTGCGAGAGACGAAAACCAACCCCTCATCCGAAAGCATGTAGCCTTCACTGGATCTCGTAACATACCGTGCGCCCTTACCCTCCAGAGCATCACGCACGGTAGCGCGATCCCTTGTCGTGGCCTCAGCAAGTGCTGAGATTGTCCAGGGCACATCATTATGCCGATACATCCAGAAGTGCGCCCTCTGCTGCGTCATTGGGGTTCCGAGCTTGCGTGACGCAACCAGCAGCGCCATAGATGCGAGCATCGACCCGCGTATGTGATCTGGGATGGTTTGCATGTATGGCGGCTCCACTGTGAAAAATTGACCATAAAAAAGGGGGCGACCAAAGTCACCCCCTACTCACGCAATCGCCCCCCTGGCTAGTTCTTGGTGTACTGAATGTTGAACAGCAATGTGTAACCAGACCAGTTGCCATCATATCCGAACAGCAGGTTCCCATCACGGATATGAACGCCATCGGTGAGATCGTTGTGGCCCGATATCACATACCGATCGGCTCCATTATAAACCTCACCGCCGTAGCTCACGAGGCTGCTAATGTAGCCGACGCCGTGACCAGGAAGGGGAATAACCTCATCGACAAAAGAGCCATGATTGGTCAGATTGTGACTGACCACCATGCTGTAGATGCGCTTGCCGTCGAAGTAATCGACGCCGGTGTCGTGCTCGACGCCCAGGGCACCCCAAGGGGTTGGAAGTACCACTGGCTCGTTCATCCAGACGTATACATTATCGTTCGCGGTATTGGTCCGAGTCATCTTGAACTCAAGAGCCATCATGGAGTCTGGGTCCATCACAATAGTGCCCACATCGGAGCCGTCTTGCTTAACGAATTTTCCAGCCCCAAATTCCAACAGGCGATCTAGCGGTGTCTCATTCCGCGCAAGCAACGTCCATGAGCTGCCGAGGTAGTCATCATCTCCGAGACCTGTTCCCATCGTAAAGGTACAGCGATCAGAGATGTTGGCAGTGTCATTCGCGAAGGTGAGGATGTTCACGCCACGGTGGTTTGTGACCGTATGGGCGCCATTGCCTCGCGCGTCATCCATGATGATGCCAGATACCTGATGGCAGTAGTTCCCTGTCACGACCATGCCGCTGTTTGAAGGCAGTGCGAAGTTGTCACCACTTCCAATCTGACGGAGAAACTGAAGGTGATGTTCGTTCATCTGGACGTTCCGGCCTGATGAGAGCGTACCGTTCGTATCGTATATGCTACCTCCGCCACCAAGGCTGTTATCCAGCACCATTGTTACCGCGCCATTGTCTGTCTGCGGGATGAAGTTGAAGGTGCGAACACTGCGACCAGAAGCAGTACCTGCCAGCGTGATGGTCCCCAGAGGGTTGCCGTTGATGTCCTGATACACAGGATCAAACACCACTTCCGCGTCATCCGCTGGGCCGCTCAGGTTTTCGATCGAGACCGTGATCGGCATACCGTTCAACAGCTGAGGAAAGTTGACAGGCGCGTTCACGTTGTGCGTGCCACCATCCGAGATCAGCATCAAGAAACCGCGACCGCTCAGGATGTTGGGAGTCAGGTCTGTGTCGATGTCATTCACCGCCACATCGGACATGCCGTAGTGACCGACCGGAATCAAGCCGCTGCGTCCGCGATATTGCGTGCCCACATTCATCTTTAGCTCGACACCGTTCTGACGGTCAATGATGGAGTCGTGCTCATTCCAGCCGCGCATAACACCCGCACCTTGAGCCTTGAACTCATGCACCCGATCACGCTGACTCATCCAGAAGTTAAAGTCCAACTTGGTGAACTCAACATTCAGACCGTTGATCGACGGCAGGTAACATTGACCAAACTCCTTGCCGGAGTCGCCAGCGAAGTATTCTCCAGCGAACGTAATAACGCGATCCTGCTGGGTTTGGTTTGAAAGGAAGAAAGTGATCCGACCGTTAAGGTCGTGCCCCACTGGAGCTTGGATCGTCGTATTGCTGTCACGGACATTGATGATGAACATCACATCACGGTACGGAGGAACCTCGATCGGCAAATTCCCACCGTTGGTGTCGAGGAATACCTCAAGGGTCTCATGTGGATAGAGGCCATCCAGTTCCACTTTGTTGGTGGAGTTGTTGGTGAAGCGAAGAGTGTCACCGGACGCCAAACGGGTTGTCGGGTTGCCCTCCACGGTCTTGTTGGTCACAACAACATCAAGGGTGTAATCGGTGCCGTTGTGGATCACGCCATAGTCGCCGGTGTTCGTGTTTGTGCCGTCGAGCGTGATGGCGCCACCCTCGTCAGCGGTTTGAGAGCTGGCAATTACTGTGACGTGCTTTCCGTACTCCGCGGAGACCGTACCGCCGCTCACGAACTTGGAATCAAACGCAAGGCCAGATGCGCTGTAGGACGCGATGTGCGCCTCTGTGCCCGCCTGATCGTACACGATCTCAACCATCACGCCGGGTGCGACCGAGGTTGCACCTGTCAGTGTAACGCCTGCGCCCGCGGTGATGCTGAGGAGGTTGCTGCCCTTGTTCACGATTGTAGCTCGGGATGCCTCTGTGCCATCACGGTGCAGTGCCTGATCACGCAAGATCGTTGCCGTGTTGCCTGACGCACCGTCGAATGAGTAGATAGTTGATGGACGATTATCGACAGGCTCAACATCAAAGGATGCAACACGTTCAAGGTACTCGTGGCCGTGAGCAACCCCCATCTTACGAAAGAACGGCGCAGCAGGATCAGTGCCGGTTGTGGTGACATCACCACCGACGTTGACCCACATATCACCTTCGTGGTGGTACAGGTCATCCCATGTTGATACGTCGCCAGCGATCCATTCGCCGCGGTAGTTGTAGGTTTGCGCGAGGCTCCAAGGTGCCCCAGAACCATTGGACTCGTACATGCGACGGGTTGCTATGTCATAGCCCCACTTCGCGCCATGTGGTGCGGGAAGCGTCCAGTCGGTATTTGAACCGATGAAGACCTCACGCTCCGCTTGCTCCTCCCAGTTACCAGAGGCATCGACGGTGAAGCCCACCCCCTGCACACGGTTGTAGCCCCATTTTGCACCCTCTGGGGCAGCGCCAACCAGATCAACGTCAGAGATCACAACCTCTGGCAAATTGTACTCGTTTGCAAAGCTGGTCTCAGCAAGAGTCCACACGTTGCCACTTGTGTTTGAGTGGATGAACTTTACTGTGTTTGTCGGACGGCCATCGCTGACAGAAAGTTCTGTTACGGGTTTGCCATCGGGGTAGACGTAGTTGGGTGCAAACTGGAAGCGGCGCCCAGTGAGCTGCATCTCAATCATGTCACCAGCCTCACCGTTCACTGGGGCAGCGATAACGATGGGCGTTCCGGTGTTTACCGTCCCAACCTTGTGATAGACAGCCTCATCAAGATCGGGCGTGAAGTCTGACGTGCCGTGGTCAACCTCGGCGCGCTCCGTCCGCATGTGCTCGGCGCCCAAGGAGATCTCCTCCCAGTCGCCAGCTGGGTCAACATAGTATGCGACATTCAGATTGGAGTCGTAACCCCACTTTGCACCCTCAGGCGCTACGCCGGTCAAGGGGATCGCGCCAACCACAACCTCGCGGTCCACGGCGAAGACTTCCCAGTTGCCCGCAGCGTCAACGTAATAGGCGACCTCGTTGGCGTTGTCGAAGCCCCACTGCGCGCCGTCGGGAGCCGCGCCAGTCAGAGGGGCGGCTGCGGTGACAACCTCGTCGTCGCCGGACCATGTGACATCGGTGTCTTTGTTGTTGGAGTAGGTGTAGGTGCCATCCAGATTATCTGTGACTTTGCCGCGCAGAGTCGCCAGATCAATCGTGATGTCAGGTGTGGCGCCAGAGTTGTCCGTCAGGGTAAGGATTTCTGTGACGGGGTTGAAGGTGCCACCATCAACGAAGACATCAAGACCCATGCTGTGCGTTACCGGAACGCCCAACTCATCGGTGTATGTCAGCTCGCGCGCCGCCACATTGTACGACAGAGATGTGATCGTCTCTGCATGGCCGTACCATGTCTCAGTTACACCAAGGCCGTCATCATGCGTGAATGTGCCGTCGCCGTTGTTTGTCACGGAAGAAGGCCCGCCGCCCGTCTGTAGGATTTCCCAGTACAGCGTGCCGTTGCCGTCGTTCTTCAGGTAGCCGGGACCATCGAGCGGCAGCTGGAATGGGTTCGATTTACCTGCCGCGGGGTTTGCGAAACAGCGGACCTGATAGGCGATGGACACAGGGTCGCCGGACGTGTCGATGACAGCCTCACCATCATCAACAAGCTGCTGACCGACAGCGGTTTCGAGTTCAACGATGTCACCATCCCGATACCAATAACGGCATACGCGGGCACCGCCGGGTTCTACGACCTGAACAATGGCTTCATTTTCTTCTGAGGTGATCCGGTAAAATGGCATGAGGCTGCTCTCTTTGCTTTTGGGTTGTCGCTTATGTGTGGTCGATTTGCCAATATGGCAAGGGTTAGGTCAGATCAAGAACGGTCAGATTGCCCTTATGATCCGTGAAGTTCAGGATTCTGCTCGTGGTGTCGAAGGTAATTGTCGGGGTTCCGATCATGCCCAGCAGGTCAGAGATTCTCACCTGACGCACCTGTCCGCTGGCTACCTCGATCAGAACCTCATCAGACATTGACAGTGCGGCTACCTCCGACGAGGTGGCAGTCTGAATCGTCTCCTTGAAGAAGTGCAGGCCATCTACGCCAACAGAGATGCTGTTGTTGCTGTCGGCGCTGGGCGCTTGATGTGGGTGCTGATGATCCTCGCGCGCAACCGCGGTGGATGCGCCGGCAGAGCCAGCCACAGCGGACATCAAGGCGGGCATAGTGGACAGCGGTACAACGCCGCTGATGTCCATCTGGTGCGTGTCGCCGTTTTCATCCTCATATGAGAGTGTGGCGGAGCCGTCGTATGACAGAGATGTCACATATTCGCTGAAATAGTGAAGCCCATCAGATCCCACGACAACGCTATTGTCTGCGTCAGCGCTGGGGCGCTGGGCTGCGTGACGGTGATCCTCGCGCGCGGACTTTGAGGATGTGCCGATCTCGCCCTGCCCAGAGGTGGACGCTGGGGAAGTGGAGCTGGAGTTAGCGCGGGTGTCGATGAGCACATCGTCACCGAGGATAGAGTGCAGGTACGTTCCATCTCCGTTATCGGTGACGACAGCCTTCAGGCCACCAAGGCCGATGGATACGTTGGATGTTCCCGTCGCGTTATCCTCAAGAACGAGAGTAGCGCCATTCAGGCTGCCCCGAACGATGCGGTTTTGGAATGAGTATTTGGACAAGTCAATGCTGGATCGCTCGTTGTTATACTCATCGAAGAGCTTGAGTGTGTCATCTGAGTAATTGTGCTCAAGGCGGTTGAAACCCAAGGTGCCGCCCAGCCAGCGTGTGATATTCCCAAAGCCGTCGCTGTGAACAAAGCGATCCGGTTGATTTGCGACAGGAGTACGGATGATCTGCGAGACACCGGGACTTCCCGGCATCAGGAATCCACCTACCTGTTGGTAGGGGAGCCAGCTGAGATTGCCGGAGCCGTCGTTGCTCAGGATGCCGTTTGCATCTGCGGGGAGTTCTTCTGGCTCCTCGGTGAAATCATAGTCCACAAGAAACTGTGTGCGATATGGTGGTGTGGGTACTTCTGTGGATGCCACTGCTTCACCATCGCGGATCAGCTGTGCCTCACGGTCAGCGGGAACATCCAGCACCGCGTCGATAGCGTAGAACGAACGGTTAATTCCGCCGCCTGTTAGTTCGGTGTCGAGGATGATCTCTCTGAGTGCCTTGATGGTCATTTAATTTTCTCCGTTACATTGCTGTTGTCGATCTGCCGACATTCATTTTGGTTTTCACATCGCCCGAGCCTGAGGAGGTGGCTCCAACCACCTGCGTGCCGGGTAGGGACTTCACAGTGATGGTGGCGTCGATCTTTCCCTCTTTGCCAGTCAGGGTGTCGATAGCGGCTTGAAGGGCACTGATGCGTGCATTTAGTTCGGCACCGTTCTGCTCACTCACGGCCAGCGCATCAGCTTCAAGGAGGGTGGGTGCGCTTGTTGAGTCGAGCGGGATCGTCTGCTTGAATGGCATCTGATCAGCAACAGATGGACCCCCTTGACTGGTTGGAGTTTTCGTTGCGATCTCACTGCCGTCTTCGTTGTAACGCGGAGACATAGCCATAAGCTGATTGATCGCATCCGCGACAGCGAGGGCGCCGCTGCCATTGTCGATCTCCATCAACTTGTCGTAGTCCTCAAACATGGACCTGAGGCGATCCTGAACGTCTGGAGAGAATCCGTAGACCTCATCCTCGATCTGCTGATCTCGCTCTTTCGTTCCTATGCCAGCGTTGAAGCCCATGAAGTCAGTCGTGAGGGCAGCCGCAACGCCCGCAGCTAGACCCGCAAGGCCAGCGATGAATCCTACCTGCCACGCAGCACCAGCAGCGGCGCCTGCAACGCCCCAGCCAGCAGTTGCAATTACTCCGATGACCTTCGCGATAGCGGCCCCGATACCCACGGCCACCATCCATGCGCCACGCCACGCCACGCCAGCCAAAGAACCAGCGGCACTCATTACCGGCACCGCCTTGAGTCCGAGCATGATTCCGAGACCTGCGATAATCCAAGGATTGTCGAATACGTCGGCAAAAACATCCTTTAGAACTGCGGCTAGATCAGAAAGCTCCGCCTTGATCGCTTCCATATCTCCACTCTTCAGGGCTGTCCAAAATGCGCCGATTGCTTCGGACACAGAATCCCAGTGTCGGTACAGCTCTAGCGTAACCTCAGTCAGTAGCATCAAGCCCATGTTCGCCGGTGAGAACACGTACCGAACCAGACGACCAAGGAGTGCGCCTAGAGGTGCGAGGGAGAACGCAGCGGCCTTAGCTGCACTACCTACAGCGGCCATTCCGCCGGGGATCGAGAGCATAACTCGGCCAAGAGCGGTAAGCATTGACCAGATGCCCTTAAACAGCGCAGTGAAAGGAGACAGCACAACCATCAGTGCCCGCCAGGCGATCTTGAACGGATACAAGGCAACCCGAAGGAATCCTAGCAGCACGGAGCGCATCGCCCGCAGTGCTACCTTCAATCCAAGGAAGGTTGTAATCCACTGACCGATACTACCGTCCTTGAAGAAATCTGGAATAGCAGTCCCGAAGTCGATGTCTGCGATCTGACCAACCCACTCAAGTAGGTCTGCGATCGAGGTACGGAGTGCCTGAACGCTATCGCTTGTCACATCCATGATCCACTGAACGACAGCAAAACTCTTAACCCAATCAAGCGCAGCGTAAGATACAACCTTGATCAAGAGCCACAGCGCTTGAATGTTTGCCTTCAGGCCCTCAGGGTCAAACGATGCCAGCCATTCTAGTGCCGCAACAGCGGCGCCGCGCAGGGTGTCGGTGAGTTCATCAATCACACCCGCAGCGTAAATCACTGGATCACTGATCATCGCTTTGATCGCCAAAGTCTTGAGGAACGAACCCATCTCCACAACGGCGTTGGTGATCCCCTCTGAAATCTTACCGATGGCAGCGCTGGCGCGCCCCGCCTCATCCCCAAACAGAACCTCCATTAGTGAAAATCCAGCAAGCGATCCAAGGCCTGAGATTGAATCCCATATCCCAGCCAGAGCTTTGGAGATGCGATGCTGCGCCTCAGTCACCGCGTCAGCATTGCCACTTATGAATCCGGTGATGACCTGCCCGATGCCGCCAAGCAAATCGGTGCCGCTGGAAAGCATGTCGCCAAACAGTGCATTCACCTCATCGCCCTTTGATGAGAGTAGCGCTAATGCACCGGCAAATGCCGCCGATATCGCGATCCCCGTTGTTGACAGAATGGCCGCTGCGGCGCCGCCGATGCCCAGTGCGAACGCCGAGGATATCCCGACAGCAACAAGTGGCGCCATGCCCACGAGCGCAGCCAATATCCGCGGCCCCAGACGCGCTGCGAGAGCTATGCCGATGTATCCCATCGTCACTGGGTTGGCGAAAATGTCACCAAGCAAATCCTTCACCACCGGCGCGAGTTCGCTCAGTCCAGACATGATCTCAGACCAATCTCCGCCCTTGAGTGTCTCCCAGAATGCCACCACAGACTCCGACAGCGCATCCCAGTTCTGTGAGAGCTGTATAACGGCCTCCACCAGCAGGTAGATGCCGACAGCCTTAAAGGATACCAACGCCGCCGCCACGCGCGCCGCCGCCGCCCAGACGACTCCCATGTAATGTGATAGGTATCTGTACGCTACGATGATGCGATTCTTGATCACCTCCATGGCGCGAAGACCGAGGAGTACGGCGCCCAGTGTTTTGAGGTATTGGCCCAAACCCACATCACCTATAGACGGCAGCCGTTCCATGAAGCCGGATATGGACTCGAGTCCAGACTCAATCGCACTCACTAGAGGCTGAAGCAGGAAGAACTGGTTCGCGAAATCAATTAGGGATTTCACTCCACTGGCGATGTAGTCATTGACCGCCGCGAATGCTGCTTGCGCACCTTCCGCAGAGAACGCCCACCAGATATCATCAATCAGAGAATTGAAGTCTACGGTGCCGATTTTAGAGGCCCACTCCAAGAACTCCGAAACGCGATCCTGGATCGCAACCGTTGCTCTCAGCACGGCCTCAGGTGCAGCATCAACAATGTATCCGATAACGCTTCCACTAATGAAGTCCGTCGTCGCCGCACGACTGGACAGCGCGTCCCACATATTGCCAAGTCCATCCGATATCATAGACATAGAAGCGACAGCGCGGTCAGCGTTGCGAGGCCCGAACACACTATGAGGGCACCTAGCGATCCGAACTGTTCGGAAACAGCCGATATCGCCCCAACCGCAACGCCCGCGAATAACAGGAGAAATGGTGAAGCCATCAACATCTTGAGGCTGAGAACCGCCTTGAACAGCGCACTGACAGACGCCTTGTACGAGTAGATGAGAGTCGCACCAAGCGAGAACACGGTCCCGAAGATTCCGCCGATACCAGTCAGAACAGAAGCAAGCCCGCCGAATGTAGCCATAAGGGCCGCGATACCCTGCCCCATCAGGCCGATGTAGATAAGCACAGGCCCAACAGCCGCAGCGAAGATTCCCACAGCGATAGTGGTCTTGATGATGTACGGACTAAGATCACCGACTGCTTTCGAGAATTGTCGAATTAGCTGTGAGGCGTTCACGATAGCCTCATTCCCACCCTTCTCCCCGATGGCGATCTGCATCTGAACCCATGCTTCACGCATGCGATTCATGGCCCCTGCTACACCCTTCATCTTGATGGCAGCCATATCATCGGCAGCTTCTTCTGCGTCTGTTCGCAGGATGTACTCAAGCTCCTTCACTCTGTCGAAGCTCTTCATCAGGCCGAGGATTTTGTCGTAGTGGTACTTGCCAAAGATGAGGCCAGCTTGCCCGCCTGTTACGTTGGCTTCATCCAGTGCCTTCAGGAACCCCATGAAGTCAAAGCGGTCTAGCATGGAAGCCGTAAATCCAGACACAGACTCACTCACGGCCTCCGCATCCGCGCCCTTCAACCCGATTCCGTCGATAATGACCTGCTGGATATCACCCATCCTGTCGGCGATACCCTTAGAGCTGTCTTGCAATATGCCGTCGATCTGAGGTCGAAGCTGCTCCAGTTTTTGCATGGAGACTGTGCCGGATGCAGCCATCCGGTTGAAAAACTTGTCGGTATCCGGTGCGCCCTTCATTGACATGAAGTCGGAGAGATCGACATTCAGCGCCTTCAGCTCCGTGCGAACATTCTTCACTGGGGCAAGCATGCGCGCAATAGTGGATCGCAAGGCAACACCCGCATAGTTACCTTGGACACCCTTATCACCCATGGCGCCGGTCATCGCCAGAACCTCTTCCATGTCCTGACCGATGGCGACAGAAATCGCGCCGAGGTTTTTCATGGTCTCGAAGGCCTGCGGGCCGCTGACGTTAGATCTGGTGGATACGGTAGCCACAAGGTCAGCGATGCGCCCCAGCGATCTCTCAGTCGCCTCAGCCCCATCCATATCGAACTCGAACGACAGGGCGGCGTTTGTCATCTTGTCGGCGGTGTCAGCGGTAGACATTTTGAGTGCAGTCGCCGCATTGATCGACGGCTTGGTTGCGCCAGCCGTTTGCTCCGCGTTTAGACCCGCTCGTGCGAGAAACTCCTGAGCCTGGGTTGCCTCGATGGTCGTGAACTTGGAGTTTTCCGCTGCTTCCATTGCGCGGGTCTTGAGGAGGCTCATTGCCTTCTCGGTGGCATCCAGTCTTTCTTTGTCGGTCCTGTACGCCTCATCACCGTATATCGCACCAGAGACCACAGCCTCCAGCTCGTTGCGCGCCTCCGAGAAGGACTCGGCTGTACTGGTCAGACCCTTAGCCATAGCGGTGATGGGGAAGGTGACGGCTGCCATTGATCGAAAGCCAGCCAGCTGTACCTGTGTAGATACCTTGGAAAGAGAGCCAGCCGCGTTTGTTAGGGCGCTCTGGACACCACCGATAGCGCCAGTGGCTTGATCAATCGCCTTGATCCTGATGGTGACGATTTTTTCCAAGACCTATCCTTCGTCTTTCTGGCGCTTTCGGTATGCGACGGCCCGCCGATGCCAGTACAGGACTCCGGCGGGTGTCATCTCCTCCACCTCGCTTACGGGCCACTCAAGGCCGAAAACGAGATCATCGACTAGGAGGTCTAGTCGTTTCCCTCAGCTGGCGCCTCGCTCTCGGTGACAGCCTCTTCACCTGCTGCCATACGGATCAGCGCTGCCGTCACGTCGATGGAATCGCGGGCTGTCAGTTCATCAACGAAAGTCGCCTGAATACCTGCGAGTTCGGCAATCATCGGGGCCGCGCGGTCGAAGTCGATTGATTGCGTGCTGCCATCAACAGGGATGCCGTATTTGCGCAGCTGCTTCATCGTGGGTTCGCGTAGGGTGATCTCTTTAATCTTGCCGTCGTTGATCGGGCTGCGGAGTGTAATTGTCGTGCTCATTTTTCATGCCTTTGTGCTTTTGCCTGCCGCTCGGTGCGGCTTCCGCTGATGTAGGTACTGATGCGGCAAGTTGCCAGATGCAGATGCTATATTGGCACAACGAAAAACCCCCGCGCCGGAGCGCAGGGGTAAAATCCGGTCTGACTGTTCAGTCGTATTAGACGGGATCATCCAGAATTTCACGCATGCGGGAACCGACCAGCTTCAGGCCGGAGATCGCACCGTCTTCGGGATTGAGGCTTGGGCGACCGACGAGGGTCGCGTTGACCAGGACCATGGTGCGACCAACTTCAGGCATCTCCACAACGGCGTCTGAGCCGCACGGCAGATTCAGGAGGTTGATCAGGGACAGCCCACAGCGGTCGCTGAGGGTCATCTCAATCGTGGGCGGCACCGGTTTTGAGGTGACGTAGGTGGAGCCGTCAATATTGGAGCCTTCGGAGCGCTCCACGTTTGAAGCCATAACGGTGACTGAGCCGCGGAGAGCATAAAGCTCCCCGTTGATGGCGAGGGTGACAATACCACCCGCCGAAATGCAACAACCTGCCATGATCAGGTCTCCTTATTGGTTTGAGATTTGAAGGTTCGCGATCGCCTGAATGGCGGTCACGCGAAGCTGATTCACAACATCGAACGGCAGGGACACGTCAATGCGGCTCGGGTCGATCATGTTACGCTCGACCACAAGGCCCGCAGCGAATGCTTCCTCGTTCTCCACGACGCCAAGCTCGGTAAGCTCGGCATAGCCGGCGATCAGCGTGGACTTGATGTCGCGCGGGCGGGTGATGCCCTGAATGCGCGGCGCGTCGTCATCCGCAAGACCTTGGCGTCCGTGGCGCGTCACAACCTTGTTGCGCAGGTAGCGCAGAATGTACTGTGACTGAGCGAGCGTCTGCACATCAAGGAAGGTGTTGTCAGTAGCGCCGGATGCGTTGTTCTTGTAGGTCGTGATGATCCGCTCGATCTGCAACTGGCCTGTGCGGTCTGTTGTCAGTGTGGCGATGCCGTCATACAGCAGGACATTGCGGTCAGTCACAGTGAAGCGGTCAGGCTGACGCGGTGCGACAACACCATCAAGGGCGATGAAGTGCAGTGGTCGCGACAGCTCTGGGGGATCAGACAGGTGCAGGGCCATTTTTGCGCCCAGCGCCGCGACGAGTTCCCAGACAGGAGTTGGAAGAGCATTGATGCCCACAACGCTGACGTGCGGATCATTGTGCAGATTGCCCAGAGTGGACAGGTTTGCAAGGTTATCGACCTTCGCGGTGATCGCGTGACCGTACAGTGCGGGTGCGTAGGGAGACCAACGGCCATCTGTCTCGGCGTCATAGAACTGGCGCAAGGCTTCCATGTTCACGGCGTCAGCGTAAGGCGTTGCCACCCACATGAAGTCACCGTCCGTCAGGTTCGCCAGACCGAGCGTGATGTCGGGATCGCCCGCACCGCCTGCCATTGGTGTGATTGTGACATCGTAGGATACGGCGGACTCGTCACCAATCAGGTTGGTGCGAACATCAACGTCATTGCCGAGGGAGTTTGCCTGCTTTGCCGTCAGCGTAACAACACCGGCTGCATTGACTGCGGATACAGGCGCATCGCTGTCCGAGTTCAGCACCGCAACGAAGTCATCAGCGACCGTGATGGCTGTTGATGCTGTGGTCGCGATCATATTGTACTCAGCTCCACCGACATACACTGTCACAGCTTGAGTTGTTGCAAGCGGAAATACAATGCTGGTGAAGTCAACAGTGCCTGTCGCCTGTGTTGCGCCTACGCCGTCGGTTACGGGCAGTGCCCAGATTTCTTGGAATGGTGCATTGCGGCGGGCGATCTTTACCATTTGCGCAAGCATGGAGCCTGCGCCAAACATGATGTCCTCGACGCGGTTGCCACCGGGAACAAGCACAGGCTCATCCAGTGTTGCTGTGCCAGCTGGCATCATCTGACCGACCAGAACAAGACGCTCTGCGGAGTCAAAGGGGGTGCCGCCGGATACGAGTTCGGCGTAGAAGAGTGGGACTCGGAGGTCCGCTGGGATGTTCTCAAACGTAATGGGCATTGCTTAACCTCGGTCACTTTTGGGTTTGGGGTTTTCGGTTTTCGGATCGGCAACCTTCGCCTCACCGACGAACGTCTTTGGAGCCTGCTTCTGCTGCACCTCTGGCTGTGCTTCTGGCGTCTTTTCGGCAGCTGGCTTTTCGGGGTTCACGAGCACCGCGGAACCATCGCGAACCCGGCGCACCCATGTGCTATCCCAGAGAACAAGCTCCCCTTCGGGAGGCACTGCCGCCATTGCTTTCTGGTGGTTGCGCAGAACGAGTTCTGGGTCCGATGGCTTGATGAATTTGTATTGCATTGCAATCTCCGTGTTGCCTTGTATGTGGTTGCGTCTTACCGATATGGCAAGGGTTTGATCTCAATTAGTCTGTTGTTTGAAATGGAGGCGCGCTGGGCTGCGTCACACACAGCTCGTCAACAGACAGCTTGTGAGCCAAGTCTGGAAGTGTTGGCGTGCATACGTGGAGCTTCGAGAACTCAGGGAATGCCTTGCTCAATGGGGCGCACCTCTGATCATACTCGACTTCAATAATCAGATCACGCATAGCCAATCGGGTGTTCACACTGTTGTTTGCGAGTCTCATGGACTCGACCCCGTTGACCCGCTTGATCATCCGTCGAAACTGAAGCGCGCCCTCCTCCTCGGGGCTGAACAGCGCCTTCAAGGCTTGCTCTTCCATGGCGTCCAGCATGGCTTCCATTTCTGAGTCGGTCTCAATCAGGCTGCCCGCGCCGCCAACTGAAATCTCAACGATCACATGAAGCCTGTTGTTGAATGGAGGGAAGCCTTGTGAGATCGGGTCACGCTTTGTCGAGTCTGTGTAGACCGTCATCGCGGGGATATTGCGACCTTCCTCATTGTTCATCAGGGGGTCTTGTCGGGAGTCGTACACACGATCCTGAGCCGCAGTGGGGAATGGCTCAACACCGCCATTCGACAGAGCGGCAACCACCCCGAGGCGGATATCTCTGCGCTGTGAGTTCCAATCAACTGTCAACACTGTATGGCCCCTCAATTTCGCCCACATGGAATTTGATGTCAGAATGCCCTGATGGGATCTGGTCGATGATCTCGTATGCCAGGTCAGAGTCTTTCAAGATGATCACGTCGTGCTGCTGAGGAATCCAATCCAGATCGCAATAGAGAAACTCGACATGAATCTTCCTGCCACTCACGTTGTTGAACGACATGGACTTGCTTCTATTCGCGCGGTCGATGTGGTCGGACTTGTCGATGTCGGTGAGCTGGTGATGGGTATACCGGATACCCTGCACATTTACCTGAGCCTGCCTGACGCGATCACGAACTGCGCGCTTATTGGGTCGAACCTTCATGGGAAGGATGTCGAAACATGACCCGAAAATTCGCTGCTGCGCTTTGATTGTTCGCGCCTCGATTTGGTCGTATCTCGTTAGCACAGCGTACCGCCGACAAGCCCCACACCCCTGTCAGAGATGCGAATGCGAAGCTGGCGCACGGAGCGCTGGGCGGGCGTGCTCTTCCCGTTTACAGACCCGCCGCGCGTGTGGATCGTGTTCTCGATGTGCAGAACATCACCCTCGTACCCACCGTCGATTGTCACCCAAGTGATCCCGCCGCTTTCATCGAATCCCCCCTCGACAATGACGGCATTGGCCGTTGGGGAATCCGAGGAGATAGCCCATTCGGAAACGTCGATATGATCGGACACTGGGGCGCGGCGGCTTACCTGCAAGTTCAGGAAGTCACTCCAGTCGATCTTGAAGAGTACGCGATCCGAGGGCGGCTTTGACAGGACGCCGGTGTGTGCAACTTTAACCATTTCAGATGCTTTCGTAGAGTCCGTCCGCGGCGCGGATCAGAATTGCCTTGTTGGATGTCACGGTTCGACCTGAGTCAAACTCAAAAGCCAAGGATACCTTGTACTCCCCGCGCTCGCAAAACTCGTGCCAGAAGCTCAGGAAGGTGTGATCCTCCTCTTCGCAAGATGCCGTTGTGCGAGTCTCAGAATACACCTGTGGATCGAACGACCCCGGAGCGCGGGCATCTGCTACGACCCAATCCGCGACATGAGAATCTAGGTCTTCGTCTGGTGATAGGATGCGAGCTGTGACGCTTTCCGGCGTGAATCCGAGGCTCGCCACAGCGGCGGATAGGTTCACCTTAACTTCATGCCAGCCGAGGCCGATATCTGCGTATGAACTCATCTCGACCTCCACTAATGTGCTTACCGTCTGGGCTGTGAGCCGCGCAGGTGTCGCAAGCGAAACCTCCCACATCGGCTGAAATCCCAGCCCAGACGCCATGACCTCGATCATGGGTGATTACTTCTGCTGCGTTGGGCCGTTGGATTTGGCCTGCTCGCTCAGTTTCTGCGGCTCGCCCTGCTTCTGCGGCTCGCCCTGCTTCTGCGGCTCGC